TTTGTGCAAAGGGTTTTCAGTGTTTAAACATTGATTAAAAAAATAATATATATAAATAATCGTAATATATGTTTAGTGTTTCAACATTATTGTTTAGACATTGATGTTTGAACATTGAGGTACTGGGTCAAATAATTTTAATTTCCCATAGAAAAAAAATATAACATATCATATAGAGACCCTTACATGGTCACACACCTCACCTAAATTTCGGGGTAGGGGACAGCAATACCTTTACTTTACAGCCGTTTTAGTAAACTTATAACTTGACTTGTTAGCCCCTGGATATGATTCTTAATATATATAAGAAGGAAAGGCTATAACAGATTGGTTATCAATATGTGTAAAACATATATTTGTTTTTAAAAACAAGAAACTATACTTTTACAGTATAAACCAATGAAATTATGAGAGAGAATTCAGCTTATATGGAGAACCCATTTAAGATAGAAGGCATAGTAGAAATAAGCTATACGCCCAAAGGTAATGAAAATATAGTTATAGACCCTGAGTCTGGTGAAATGTACACTATGAGGAAGTTGCCTAAGAACCACCAAAATCAAAAACATGACCCACTCACTTACACCAAGTATTTTCAAGGCTCGTGTAGCCGTATAATGGAATTACCTACCCCCTCACTAAAAATGTTCATATATGCCATGGATAGGCTAAAGCCTCTACATGAGACCGTATTCCTTCATTCAGATGACTGTATGGTGGTATGTGGGTTTAAGTCTGTTACAAGCTATAGAGAGGGTATAAGGGGTCTAATAGAGCAAAAGATAATAGCTAGAAAGATAGGCTCTAATATGGAGTACTGGATTAACCCAAATGTTTTATTCAATGGAAATAGGCTAAGGAATTTATAACTAATTTTGAGCCATGAAGTACGATATCCCCGAAGAATACAGACCTTTCATATCATCAGTAAAAAGACAGTGCAAAAAATATGGGATAGAGTTAGTTCTGTCTCCATCTAATAATGTTGTACTAACGGATGACTTCTCTCAAAATTGTAGTGGGTATTTCTGTGAGACAGACAAGGCGCTTGTCGTTGCTTGTGGCAGACCATTTAAAGAATGGTTTGAGATTCTAGTACACGAGTTCTGTCATATGGAACAATGGAAATCCGATGAAAGGTGGAATGATTGGAATGATAATACAGGAAAGACATGGGACTGGCTTGCAGGAAACATTATGCTAAATAAGACTCAGGTATTAAGTATGCTTGATGGTATGGTTGAGCTAGAAAAGGACTGCGAGATGAGGGCTGTTGAGAAGATAAAGATGTGGGGTCTGCCTATAAATAAAACTAGATACATCAAGAAAGCTAACCTATACCTATACAGCTACTATATGCTGCCTGTCCTTAAAAGATTCCCTACAGGTATATACAATGACAAGACTCTAACGGATATGTCTCCTAAAGGCTTTAAAAAGTCATATAGAGATGTGCCTAAAGATATGGCTGATTATATCATAGCAAACTATTCTAAGAAATAACTACTTTTGTACAATGAAAAAAATAATTGAATTCTTTAAAAGCTTATTCTCAAAAATGGAATATGCGCCTACTGAGTATAATGTATCTCTTAATGAAGAGCCTGCTATTGAGGTTAAGAAACCAACTAATAAAAAATTAAAAACAAACAACATGATAAAAGAGTACGGTGGTAAAGAAAAGTATCCTACTAAAACAGCTATGAAAAAGCATGAAGGTAAGGAAAGCATGAAGAAAGAAAAGTCTGAAAAGATGATTAAGAAAGCTGCAGTTAAAACAGTTAAAAAGAAAAAATAATATGCAACAAATTCCAAAGAAAAAAAGAGTAGGCGAAATGGGCAGACCTGATAATAAAGAAGCTTTTGATAAAGCTATGCAAGAAGAGTTTATGTCTAGAAAAAAAGGTGCTGTTGGTACTTTAAAGCCAGAAACAAAAAAAGAAGCTGAAGCTAGAGAAATGGGTAAAAGCAAAGAATACCCTGTTAAGCCGACAATTAACGACCCAAGAAAGCCTCGTTTAATAAATGCTATTGATAGAGCTAAAATAAAATCTTCTCTTGATAAATCTAAGAGTAAATTAAAAAACATGTACTAATATGGATTTAACTAGAATACAACAAATCATTAGCAATAAAAAGGCTAAACAAGAGCCAACTCCTAAATCTAAAAAAGTAAAAGGAACAGGCCTTTCTGTTTATGGAGGTGGTGTAGAAAAAACTCCTACAGGTAGAAGTAACGCATTTACTGAATCTGGACTTACAGAAGAAACATTGCTTGATTATGCAAGTAGATATAATTTCCCTACTACTTCAAATAAAGATTTTCAGAAAGCTCAAATAGCATATTTGGAATCAACTCCAGAAGGTAAAAAAGTTATTAAAGGAATGATGGACAAGTATGGTATGCCAAAAGCAGGTACGCTTGCTGATGGTATATTAGGTGCTAGAACCTTTGAAATTATGAAAGCTGTTGAAAATATTACACCTAAAGAAAAGCCTAAAGTTGAACCTGCTGATGAATATTTTCTAGACGGCAGACAGATGGACTTCCCTTCTTATATGATACCTGGGCTTGAATACACTACAGATGCAAATAATTTTGCTGGTTTATTTAATACAAGAACTAAAAAGATAGCTCCTGTTAGAAAAGAAGACTATGATAAATTTGCAATGAGTGGAGTTGCTAGAAAAAATCTAGAAGCACGTATTAAATCTAATCCTGAAGAATTTGACCTTGATACATTTCCTGACCAATACGGATATATATATAGAAAAAAAACAGGAGAAAAAACAGGTAATTCAAAAATTAAAATGGATATGTCTACTGGTGAAGTAAAAGTAATTAAAAACAACAATTAATGGCAAAGCTTAAATCAGCTGGAGGTAGCGTAAAAATTTCTTTTGGTAAGCGCAAAACAGGTGCTGCTAAAAAAACTTATAATAAACACGTGGGTAAGCCAAAAACTTACCGCGGCCAAGGAAGATAATATGAAAGTAAATAAACTAGGAGTAAAGAACAGCTTAGTAAATAACATCAACGCTAAGAAAAAGGCTGGAACATCTAAGCCTAAAAGTAAATCAACTGTGTCTGCTAAAGACTTTAAAAAATTAAAGACAGGGAAATGGTAGAATATAGAGGAGAAAAATTTGCTGGGTACAATAAACCTAAAAATGCTACCGATGGAACGCATAAAAAGGTTGTACTTGCTAAAGAAGGCGATAAAGTTCGTATCGTAAGATTTGGCGCTAAAGGCTACTCCTCTAATTATTCTGCTGAAGCAAGAAAAAACTATAGAAGCCGTCATGCAAAATCTGCAAACGCATCTAAATTAACTCCAGGATGGTGGGCTTATCATCATCTATGGTCTAAAAGTTCTCAAGTATACCGCTCTGGTAGAACATCTGGCAAAGGAGAACGATTTAAATAGGATACAAATACGAATATCTGCGTATATTTGCGAATAACCAAAGCAAATGAAAGAACTCTACAACAAAATTAGGCCTGTTGGCAATCGCGTCATAGTATTAGTTGACGTTGATGAAAAAGAAACACACTCATTTACAAAAGAAGACGGAACTAAAGGGCAACTTTACATGGCTAACGAGTATTCATGGGATAGTCGTGTCACTAATTTTACCCAAGGAGTCTTATTAACTGATTACAAAAACTTAAAAGCAGGAACACATGTACTGGCACACCACAATAGCATGCGTGAGGAGTCTGAACTTACAGACAAACGTATCCCACACGGTTACAAACTCTTTTCTGTTGAAGGGATATTCGTATACTTTGGCGTAATTGAAGGAAAATTAATTCCAATAGACGGATTTATGCTCGCAGAAAGGATATATGTAGAGCAATCTAGCGTATTTGAGGCGGAAAAAGTAAAAATACCCAACAAATTAAGAATTTTAGCGAAGCCTGACTCAATAACTGACTTTGAAGTAGGTGATATTGCTATAACATACATACATTCTGACTATGAGATGACTCATAACGTCAATGGTGTTGTTGAAACTGCAATAAGACTTAGATATTCCGATTGTTTAGCAAAAGAAACTGTATGAACGATAAAGAAAAAATAAAAATATACGAACAAGATGGTATCGTAGGTGCTTACTACGCTTTGAATAGAAAGCTTAATGAGATTACAACAATGCTTAATAAGACTGACTTATCTCAAATAGAACTATCTGATAAAAATGATGGCACTATGGAAAGAGTTATGAAGTTTTTTAATAGCGTAGGCGATATCAACGACGTAATGAAGAAATTGAAGCTTGACAATGCCCTTACTGGAGATGAAGAAAAGGATAAGGCTAGAACAAAACCTTTAATTGAACAATTAGTACGATGAACGTAGCCTATATCACAAAGGACTCATCTAAAGAAGAGATATATGAAGCTTATATAGAGTCTCAGAAAAGGCTCAAGGCTACAGTATTCCATAAGAAAGAGATACAAGATAAGGTAGCTGAAGTTAGAAAAGAAAAGAATAAGAAGTATAATGAGCTTAGATATCAAGTTCTTAAAAGAGACCAAAAGATATTTAGACTAAACCAGCATATAATGAACCTACAAAGGTTTGCTGTTAATGAAAGGTCAAAGGCTAAGAAGAAAGGAATACAAGAAGGTAGAGATAGAATTAGAGTAAAAGACTATTCTGTTATAAAGATGTATGAATTCTTGATTCAAACAGAGCAAGTATCAAATATACTAGGAATGAAATTGAGTTACTGCGCTTTTATATTATGGGCAGGTAGATACAATTTCTTTACTATTAAGGACTTTAAAAGAGATATACCTAAAACTTTAGTTACATATCATAATATGATAACCTACTTTACTAAGAAGAATATGATTGTAGGAATAAGGAATGAAAAGGGATTAAGACAATACGCTTTAACAGGAACAGGAGTTGATATGTTCAATAAAATAGATAAGTTTACCAAAAAACACTTTAATGAATAATATAGTAGAAGTATATGGTATAAAATATAAGCTACCTGAAATGCCAAAAAGTTCTCTAATAGAAAACTTTGAGTTAGATAAGGAAGACCAAAAGTTCTACAAAATAGAAATACCTGATTATTTTGATGAGCTTGAATTTGATGAAGATGGCAATCCCATATACTCTGACGAGCAAAAGGATTTTGTCATACAAGAATGGAATAGGATTAATAAAGGGTACTGGTTTTACAATGACGGAGAGGCAACCTATATTACAGGGTTGCATTATTTTTATTTAAACTATTGGACGCTAGAGGATGGAACTAACCCAGACTATAGAGATGTAGATAGAAGATACTTTTATTTCCAGGAACATGCAGAAGAATTACCATACTGTTTTGGTATAGTAAGAATTAAAAAACGTCGTGAGGGTGCTACATCACAAGCTACTGCTTATCTAGTATGGAAGTCAATAACTAAACGTAAGTCATTCTGTGGCATTATATCAAAAACAGGAAAGGATGCTAGTGATGCATTCGTATATATGGTAATGAATGGATATCGTAATTTACCGATATTCCTAAAACCGAGAGCAGAAGATGAAGAGACTAAAACAGAACTTGTATTTAAGAAAAAGAAGGATAAAAAGAAGGCTAAGAGCAGGGAGAAGGGAAAGATATTTGATGATGACATTGGCCTTGAGTCAAAGATTAATTTCAAGAACACTGCCCTTAATTCGTACGATTCTGGGCGTGTTACTGCGCTACTAATGGACGAAGCTGGTAAGTGGCCTAAAGATGTATCTGTTAACCAATACTGGCCTATCGTTAAAAAGACAATGGGTCGTGGTGCTATTAAGGTTGGATTCTGTCTAATACCATCTACTGCCAATGATGCCAAGTCTGGAGGTGAGCCGTATAAAAATCTTTACGACTCATCTAACCATTTTGAAACATCAATGACGGCATCAGGGCTATACAGATATTTCTGTCCTGCTTATGATGGATATGAAGGATTTATAGATGAATATGGCAAATCTATTATAGATGCACCTACTGATAGGCAAAAGAAGTTTATATACGAGAAGTTTGGAATTAAGATTGAAATGGGTAGCAAGGAATACCTTATTAACCAAAGAAAGCTAATTACAGACAAGCAACAGCTATCGGAGGAGGTTCGTATGAATCCATTTGATGAGAATGAAGCTTTTATGATTGACTCTAAGAAATGCTACTTTAATGCTGAAAAGATATACAATCAGATAGATTTCCTTAAAGAAGAGAAAGTGCCAATGAGAAGAGTAAGGCTCTTTTGGAAAGACAATAGAACTGTAGATTGGGCGGATGATAAAGAGGGCAGCTGGCTTATACATAAATTTCCTCCTGATGACCTAAAGAATAAGTCTGTTGAGGTAAATGGCGTTAAGATTCCAGGGAACAACCATATCTACTCTAGCGGTATTGACCCATTTAAGTCTTCTGTTATTAGTGGTAAGGGTTCTATGGGTACTTGTTACATATTTGAAATGCTTAATATGAAAGACCCTGATAATACAGGGATGCCTATTGCCGAATATGTTGGCAGACCCAGGCTTAAGAGTTTATTTCATGATGAGATGCTTAAAGCTTCTGTATTCTACGGATATAAGGCTTGTTATGAGAATGACGTAGGTGATGACTTTGTGGACTATTTTCAGAATAAAGGATTTAAGGGATACCTTTTAAGGACACCTCAAATAGCTGTAGATAGGCACAAAAGGAGACAGGGTAATGTAAAATATGGAGTTGCATCTGGAGATGCTTTTGCTTTAGCTAGACAGCTAGACACTTGCATATCTTATATTGAAAGCCATTGCGAAAAAATATACTTCTATGATTTATTAGAAGAGTTGCTGGCATATGACCATGAGCATCGTACCCCATTTGACCGAACTGTAGCTTTTATGATTAGTCTACTTTCTGGCGTATCTTTGGAAAGTGACAAGCCTCAACAAAAGCTAGTTTCATTACCTTTAAAAACATACAAGATTAACATGTAATGTAATTTTGTACTTTTGCTATAATTATGAGTGATAATAACGCAACAACAAAAGAGATATTGAATTTCCACCTTGGTAATTCAAGTCTTAAAAGAGAAAAAGAAGAGGGATTAAAGATATCCAAATTCTTGCAAAAAGCTTACAATAGCGGCTACTTCTCTGCACGTAATAAAAAGTTTGAGAAAAATAGAAAGTTCTCTAGAGGAAAACAGCCAATGGCTGAATTTCTTGACTTACTTAATGTAGATGGTAAAGAGGCGTTTGTCAATCTAGACATGAAAGCTCCTGCTATTGCTCCTAAGTTTATGCAGGTTATTATTGGTGGATTCATGAAAAGGGAAGAAAAGGTAAAGGCAAGTGCTGTTGACCCTGTATCTACTGAAAGAAAAGTATACGATAAAGAAGAGGCTGAATTTAGAATGAAGTATGGCAAAGAAGTAGAAGCCATGGAAGAACAGGTTGGAGTTAGATTAATGGCAAAAGGGCAATATACACCAGAAAACTACGAAGAATTAGAATTATACTTTGGATTAGAATATCAACTTCCCGAAGAGGTTTTATTTGAAAAAGGATGTGATTATGTATTTCATGAGAACGGATGGCCTGTTATTAAACGTAAGCTTTTAGAAGATATAGCTGAAACAGGTATAGGCGCTACAAAAGTTAGCACTGGCGTGAATGGTAAAATAGATATAAGAAGAGTTGTTCCAGAAAATAGTTTTTATGGATTTTCTCAGTATGACGACTTCCGTGATGTATCTTTTATAGGAGAGGTTTTGTCTATGAAAATAATAGACATTAGAAATAACTACCCTAATCTACCAGAAGATAAATTATTCTTATTAGCTAAAAATGCAAAGCAATACAATCAGTCTGTTAAATGGGACGATAGATTTAGATATTCTATTGATAGACCATATGACGATTGGACTGTAGATGTTTTAGACTATGAAATCAAGACTATTGATAGCATGGTTTACCAAGCTAAAACTAATAAATACGGCAATCTAATTGCTGTAGATAAAAAAGATAAGGCATATCAAGTAAATGGAGATAACAAAGAAGCTATATCAAAAGATATGTATGTTATCTATAGAGGCGTATATGTATTAAATACAGACGTAATGCTTGAATGGGGCCCTGCTAAGAATATGATTAAGCCATCTACTATAAAAGAGATGTCTGATGCATACTTTAGCTATAGCGTATATATGCACGAGAATCTTGATTTAGAGAATATGGCTATCCCTGAAAGAATGGAGACTTCTATTCGTCAGATGACATTAGCTCACTTAAAGATTCAGCAATTAATTGCAAAACTTAGACCTTCTGGTTTAATTATAGATATTGATTCTTTATCAGATATTAATATTGGTCAAGCAAAAGCATTAACTCCACTTGAGTTACAAGCTGTTTACGACCAAACTGGTAACATTTATTATAAGAGAAGAACTGAAGATGGAGACCAAATGAATGGTGTTCCTATTCAAGAAGCTCCTAATTCTGGTTCTGTAAGTCAGATTCAACAATTGATAATGGTTTATAATCATTATCTAGAAAGACTTCGTGACGAGATTGGAGTAAATGAATATAGAGAAGGTTCTGGAGTAAATCCAAAATTAGGATTAGGTGTTCAACAATCTCAAATACAAGCGTCTAACAATGCTACAGATTTTATATATGATGCTTACTTAAACATCTATCAGCAAACTGCATTTAAGATTTCATTGTTACTTTATGATTCTGTATTATACGGAGGTAAGCAATATTCAGAATATCTTGGAGCTAATGCTGTAGATGGCAAAAAATTTGATGTAATGATTGAAGTATTGCCTGATGATAAAGAAAGGCAATTTGTAGAACAAATGATTCAAACTGCTTTATCTGCAGGTGTTATTGACTTTGAAGATGCGTTTAGAGTAAGAAGCATCAAGAATGTTAAACTTGCTGAAATGTATTTAGCTAAGGCTAAAAAGAATAAGGAAAAATCTGAAATGGAAAAAGCTAGAGCTAATTCTGAAATGAATGCCCAATCACAGCAGCAATCTTTACAGATGAAAGCCCAAATGGATGCTCAATTAGCTGAACTAGAAACTCAATCAAAAGTTACTATTGCAAGTACTGAACTTGAAATGAAAAAATATATTCAACAACAAGCTTTCATTCATTCAGCTTTGCTTAAGTCTTTTGAACTAGGAAGACCATTGACTCCAGAATTACAGATGCTTGTTAGCGAGTTTTTTAATGAAAAGCAGCAAGAAGCTATGCAAAAACAAGCTATGCAAGAGCAACAAATGATGCAACAACAAATGCAACAAGAACAAGGCGAGCAAGAGCAATATATTGAAGAAGAAGGAGTTGAAAATGAAGAAATGGATAATGAAGCACAATAATTTATATATTTGCATAATATAAACCAAACCAAAATGACAGAGCAAGAAATCAATCCGTTTGATGTATCAAGTTACTCAACAGAAACTACAGCATCAACCGAAACAACAAATGAGGAAATTCAGACAGAAACAGCTACAGAAACTACTGAAGCTACAGAAACTACTGAATCAACTCAAACACCTAATACTACTGAAGCTACTGAATCAACACCAGTTACTACAGAAGAGAAGGTAAGTGAAACATCAGAACCATCAAAAATTAGTTTTGAATGGGAAAATGAAGTAGCAAAAGAGATATATGAAAACTTAACTAATGGTAACATTAGTGATGTAGCAGATATCTTATATGAACAAAAAGTTCTTTCTGAGCTAGATAAAATGAATGATTCTGATGTATTAAAGCTTAAAATAGCTTATGACTACCCAGATTTAAGCCCAGAAGAAATTGAAGAAGAGTTTGCTTCTAAGTATTTAGTTGATAAAGATTTTGATGAATCTTTAATGACTGATAGCGAAATTGCTGCTAAAAACAAGCAAATTGAGAAGCAAGAAAAAGCGATTGCAAGAGAGTTGAAGAAGGCTGTGGGTGAAGCGAAAGACTACTTGCAAACATTAAAACAGGACATTAGCTTTCCAGATATCTTGAGTCAATTTCAAGAACAGTCTCAGTCTACCGTTAATGCGGAAGATATTGTGAGTCAGTATTTGAAATCTCAAGAAGAAGAACAATCAAAGGTCTATCAACAATCTAGAGAAATGTATGAAAATAGCATTTCAGATGGATTGAAAAATTTTGAAGGGTTTAACGTCAATTACAAAGACGAGGAAGTCCAGTTTGACGGCAAATACTCTCTGTCAGCAGAAGAGAAATTGCAACTTCAGAATGATTTGAAAGATTTTGACTTAGAGTCTTTTTATGGGCCTCGTTACTACAAGGATGGTAAGTACGATACCAAGCAATTAGCAGAAGACGTCTACTTCTTACAAAACAGAGATAAGATTGTTAATTCTATGGTTACCCAAGCGGTAAGCAAAGCAAAGGCAGACTTATTAAAGGGGATGAAAAATATTGATTACAGTAATACGCCTAGGACGGCTGCTGTTTCTAATACAAGTGATTTTGATAGCATGGTAAGCAAAATGTTTAGTTTATAACAATTTTAATAAAAGGATAAAAACATTTAATTATGCCAGCTCCATTACAACCAGGTAGCGTACAACCTACCAGCGGACAAGTTACACGTCAATTCGTGTCTGATTTGTCTATTTTAAAACCTCAATACTACGATAAGTTTATTGAGAAGTATGGCTCTCAAAACTACACTCAATTACTTGAGGCGTTAGGAATGAAAGCTACAGTTCCTTCAAGAGAATTCTTCCACTTTGAATCTAAGGGTAAATTACATTCTGCAGTACAATTAAACGGTGGTGCATTAACAAATGTTGCTGCTGGTGCTGCTATTGATGTAGTAATCTCTAATTCATTCGTTGATAACGGAAAGTCTCCATTACGTGTTGGTGAAGTTGTTGAGAATGCTGCAACTGGCGTTCAGTACAAAATCACTGCTGTAGCTTCTGCTACTGCTTGCACAATCAAGCCTTTAAGCGCTGCAATTGATGCAAACACAGACTTAGGTGCTGATTCTACTGCATTCTTGTTATTCCGTGGTATCACAGAAGCTGGTGAAGCATCTAGCAAATTCAACACTTTAACAGGTTTGACTGAAAAGAAAACTTTCTACACAACTGAAATCCGTGAAGATTTCTCTATCACTGACCGTGCTAAGATTGAAGAATTGTATTTCAATGTAGATGGCCAAGCTTACTATACCTACAAAGGTTTAGATGAAGCTGTTCGTCGTTTCATGAACAACAAAGAATTCAAGTTAATGTTTGGTAAGCCTACAGATAACATCACTGGAACAGTTGGTGCTACAGGTTTAGTTCCTCAAATTGAGGCTGGTGGTCAAACTTATCAGTGGAATGCTTCTTCTAGCGGTTTCACAATTGATGACTTCCATGCTTTAGCTCGTTTAGCTGATTTCAATGGTGGTGCTCAAGAGTATCACTTCTTGATGGATTCTTACTTAAGAACTGTAGTTGATGACGCTTTATTCACTAAGTACCAAAATGGTGCTATTGTTTGGGCTAATGCAGGTGGTTCTCAAGAATTAGCTGTTAAATACGGTTTTGATTCATTGAAGATTGACGGTACAACTTTCCACTTGAAGAAGTACTTACCATTCAATGCTGAAGCTGTATACGGTGTTGCTCCAACAACTGAGTACTACAAGAACAGCGGTATCTTAATCCCAATGAAAGAGGGAAGAGATGCAGCAAACGGAGATAAGATTCCTTCTTTACGTATCGTTACTAACGAAGTAGAGGCTGGAAAAGATGTTAAAGTTTGGGAAACTGGTGCATTAGCTAAAGTTCCAACTTCTGACAAGATGGAATTGAATGTACACCACATGGCATACTGCGGTATCCAAGTGTTTGGTGCAAACCAATACATCTCAGTTAAGAGCTAATTTTAACAAGATACATATAGGAAACCCTGCCAGAAATGGTGGGGTTTTCTTTTTTACCTATATTTGCATAACACAAAATAACCATTATGGCAAAAGCAATTAAAAAGCAAACAATTGACGCTGAAGGCAATATCATTGATGTAGAGCCAACAGCAACACAAATTAGCGAAGTAGTTGACATCGTAGTTGATGTTCCTAAAAAGCAAGCTAAGAAACCAGATTTTTACGTATTTCAATTAATTCAAACTTTCTATGTAACCACTCCAGGTAAGTTGCCTTACCCTGAGAATTATTTGATTAAGAATGAAGACATTATTTATGATGAAGAAACAGGTACAGAAAGAAATATTAGATACTTAGAAGGAGTTTCTAGCATATGGGTAGAAGACCAAGAGCATCTGTCAGAGCAAAAGCAACGTCAAAGACCTGATGTAAGATTTGTAAATGGATACTTAAGAGTTCCATCAAACAAGCCTTCATTATTGGAGTTCTTGAAAAAGAGCAACATGAATGTTGATGTAAAGAACAGAATGGCTGGAAGTAAGCCTTTATATAAAATGCTAGATTTCCAAGCTGAGGAAACAAAGAATATGGAAAAGGCAGAAGTCCGCATGGATGCTATGAGAATAGCTATGGATGCTCCTTTAGATATGATGATTCCTCATGCTAAATATTTAGGAGTTAAATTTGTAAATGCTCAAAGTGTAGAAAGAGGAGAAAAGGCTATTAGATTTGATTATCTAAATGTTGCCGATAAGAATCCTGATATGTTCATTAAGACATACAATAACCCATTGGTTAAGATTCAGTACGTAGTACAGAAGGCTATGGCTAGTGGTCTTGTTGATACCAGCTCTGTAAAAGGGCAAGCTATCTGGGGGGATAGTAAATCATATATTGCACAAATACCTGACGGTAAAGAGCCGTTACAGTTTTTGGCTGAATTTTGCTTGACTGAGAAAGGAAAAGAATTCTATTCTCAAATTAAGCATATAATCAATAATTAAGTCGCTTTGTGTTATATGGTTTCATTGGTTACGCCCTGCCGTTCTCGGTGGGGCTTTTTTTGTTTATATTTGCATTATGACTATAGATGAAGCATACAAAATAGTATCGTACTTGGTAGATAAATATCAAGGTACATACATTGCACCAGACGATTTCAATATGATAATCAATATGGCTCAAAACCAATATATTGAATCTATCGTTGATGGTACTGGTAATATAAACAGTAATAACAGAAAAAGTCCTGCTGGATTAATGGTAAATTCTTCAGTATCTGATAGGCTTTCTAAGTTTTATACAGAGGTGAATTTAAGTGCTACTTTAGGAATAGTTACAAAACCTGCTACAGCATGGGCTATAACTTCAGTAAGAACAACTGCAAATAGGCCTGTTAAAAAAGTATTTGATGATAATTTAGCTACTCATTTAACTAATCCAATAGATGCACCAACAGCCGCAGACCCAGTGTATATGGAAGTTGGAAGTACATTAAAGCTATTTCCATTAGTAAATAATAGCGTAATAGTAGGATACATAAGAACTCCAAATAAAATGGTATGGGCTTATTATGATGACTTAGTTCATTTACCTCAAGGCGCTACACTTCCTACAGGTAAAACACTTATACCTTCTACTGGCTCTGTAAATCCAGAGTGGGGAGAAGCAGATATGAATGAGATAATTTATATAGCAGTAGGATTAATAGGTATTAATTTAAAAGATGTAGACTTGATTAGAGCTTCTCAAACAATTAAAAATGAAGGTCAATAATGACTAGAAAAGTATTAATAGAACAGATAAGACGTATGTTGTACGGAGGAGTCCCTACAGATGACGCAAATATCACAGAGAAAGAAATCAATCTGTATATTAACCAGGCATTAGCTTACATGGCTAAAATAAACTATACAGACTCAATTAAGCTTGATGGTATAGAAACTGTTAGTGATGTATTTTATTTGACATTTAAAAATCTTGCTATAACAAGAGATAATGATACAGGATATTATTCATTAGACTTACCTCAAGTTCCACTTGGACTAGCTAGAGGATATGGTATATCTACTGTAACATTCCCAACATCAACAGGTCTTGCTAAATCACCAATACCTATTTCTGTTAGAGAGTTAGATTATATGGATAGCTTAAAACAACCTCCTAGTAAAATATTCTATTGGGCAGAAGGTAAAAAACTATGGTTTAAAAGTTACACTAATTTAGTTGGAAGATTTGCTATAGTTAGAATGGTTAGTACTGAAACTTCAGATATGGATGCGGAATTAAATGTTCCTCAAGAGTATATAACAGATATTATTAATCTTGTAATGGGACAATTAAGACCAAGAAAAGCAACTCCTCAAGATTCAACAAATGATGGCTTAGATAAATTATAATTAATATGGCAAAAGATACTGCAAAATGGGTTGGATTATCAGAGGTAATATATCAGTATATAGACCAAGCTAGGCTTTCTAATTCAGACTATAGAAGATTATGGACTATTGGAGTTAGAGGTGTAGAAGAAATGGGAATGGATGTATATGGAACTACTAAAACTGTTAAATTAGTAGTAAATGCAAATAAGACAGTAAGTCTACCTTCTGATTATGTAGGATTTTCTAAAATTGGTATTTTTAACCAAAAGGGTGAAGTATCTACTTTAAGAAGAAATAAAAATTTAAGTTCTTATAAAATAAATCAAACAGATAGATTAACAAGCAATACTGACAACAGCACAGGAAATACATATAGACTTCAAGATTTAGCTTTTGTAAATTATTTTGATGGAGCTAGATATGTAAATATATTTGGTACAGGTTCTGTTTTAAATGCGGCTGGAGAGTTTGATGTAGATGAAGAACAAGGACTTATATATTTAGATAATGAATATGGGTATGATTATGTAGTATTAGAATATTTATCATCTCCAGCAGATGATGTTGACTATAAAATTCCTGTTCAGATTAGAGAAGCTGTTTTAGCTTTTATAGCTTGGAAAGATATAGAGCATTTACCGTTGGGTAGAAGAGCTAGTCTTGGTGATAAACAACTTAGAAGAAAAGAATACTATAATCAAAAAAGAAATGCCAACCTACGTGAAAACCCTGTTATGCTATGGGATGCAAATGAGGTAATAAGAATGGGAAGCAAACTTGTAGCTAAATCATAATATGAGATTTGAGAAAAAGACATTTAGCGGTGTCATGAATCTTGATGACCCAAGAGACACTTTTCCTTCTTCTCATCATAAGGAAGCAAGGAATGGCGTTTTTAGAGGTACTCAGGGATTAATTAAATTTCAGGCAATAAGAGGTAATACTAAGATTACTAATAGTAATTTAAAAACAAACGACAGACCTTAAAATGGGCAAAGAAATAAAAACATTAGATGGTGTCATGAATCTTGACGATTCTAATGATGTCTTACCATTAAATAACCATAAGGAAGCCAGAAACGGTGTATTCAAGGGGAATGCCCCTGAAATGCATTTTACGGCCATTAGAGGCAATGTAAAGGTTAATAATGCATCTTTAGCAATCAATGACTGTAAGTTGTCAGGAAGCGCCTTATTTACTCCAAATTGCTCATTAGAAGGGACTGCTGTTTATGTGCCTAAGTGTGAGTTAGCTGGAACTGCTGTTTGGATACCAGACCCTATTACTATGACAACTACAGTTAGCTGTACTGCATACATAGGAAGTGGAAAGATAGTAGTTTCAAATTTTGCTGGAGGATGGAAGTCTTTTAGTTTTATAGCTATAAGTACAGTATCTGCAGCAGATGCATTGGCTAGACTAGATTCGTCTGGAACTAGATTTGCATTGACTACTTCATCTTATACTTTTCAAAATTTAAATAATGCTACATATTATATAGCTATAATGGATACGGGAGGATTAAAGGGTAGTACTTCTGATACTGTTGCGTGTGAACCAGAGCCTGTAAACTGTGTATTAAATCATGTTTGTGATGAATTTACTGGTCAATCAACCATAAGAGCTAATACTTTTACTGGAGGTGGAGGAACTTTTCAAATAACTAATACAATTTATACTACTGCAGCTGCTGCATTAGCTGGTACATTTGTAGATGTAACTCTTCCTAATACTGAATACACTAACGTAGTAGATGGAACATACTATATAGGTTTAAGAGATAAAGCTAATACTGCAAATAAAGTAGCTATTTCTATAGTTTCAGATTGCGTTTTAGCTGGAGATTGCTCTTGCTTTACTGTTACAAATACAACTGCAAATAGATTAGATGTTACATTCTTTGCATGTAATGGTAATCCTTCTTCAAGAGTTGTTGAAGCTAATTCTCCTGAATATATTTGTGTAGCTGGTGGTACTACTCCTCCAGCTGTTACTGGATTAGATATATCAAGATGTAGCCCTGTTGTTCCTTGTACTACAAATACAACTTGCTTTCAATGTGGAGACACTACACCTGTATGGGTAGACCAAAATTATAATACCTGTATAGATTGTGTTACTTATGACGTATATAAGGATATTAATCCTAACTCAACAAGTTATAACAAGTATAAGGTAAATGGAGTAATAGATACAATACAGCCTGCATCTGGCAATTGTATTACAACTGCTGATTATAGTGGTGAAAGTATTGGTACTTATTATGTTTGTATTGGAGGACAAATTAACGAATATGCTATACATCAAAATAGTAATCCATGCTTTACTGGCAATCAATATAGTAGAGGCCCAAATGGCACTATTACATATGCCACTAATCCAGTAAATGAATATCCAGATGATGATAGGATATTAGTTAGTCAGGAATTTAATTATTGTTATAATTGTGTAACGTATTTAGTTTATAGAGATAGAAATGCATGTTCTCCTACTTGGAATGAATACTTTATAAATAATACGATTAGTTTAGGACAAACAGCTCCTCCTGCTGGCGATTGTAATACAACTGCTGCTTGGACAAGCCAGGCATATAATACATGCTCGTCTTGTACAAATTATCTAGTATATAGAGATACCAATCCTTGTAGTCCTACTTACAATAATTATAGAGTAAATGATGTAAATGTAGGGAATACCGCTCCTCCTAATGGGAATTGTGTTACTACACCTACACTAACAGCTCAAAGTTATAATACTTGTTATCAGTGTGCTAATTATGCTGTGTTTAGAGATACTAACCCTTGTTCTGCAACATTTAATAATTATGTATTAAATCAACCTCCTAGTGCTACATACATAAACGTAGGTAATACAGCTCCTTCTAATGGTAACTGTGTAACAACTGCAAACTGGCAAAATGAAGGAGCTAGGGTTTGTGTAGACTGTACCTCATATCAACCTCAAAGAGATGTAAATCCATGCTCTTCTACTTATAATACTACTAGAAATTCAGACGGTGTTTATGGAGCAGCTCCATGTAATACAACAACTCCTAGTTACACATCCGCTGCTGGAACTTATCATTATTGTTCAGCTGGTACTGTTTATGAAGCTCCAGTAATGGCTAATACAAATCCTTGTTATAGTAGTATGAATACTGCACAATTTAGGGTTGACTTAGGGGGTGGCAATTATTTATATTATGGAACTGGAGCTAACCCTGCAAATTCATATCCAAGTACGACTGCTAACTGGATAAACATGCTGCCAATAGAAGACTATTATGAGTGTGTGGGCAATGTAAGATACTACAGACAAATGGATATAAATCAATGTTCTCCAACAGCGGGTCAAACTCGTACAGGAGCTCAAGATGGAATTGTTGCTGGATATTGTGGTTATAATCCAGTTACTTGTACATCTTACGATATCTATAATCCAGATAGTAATTATGACGTCTATATATCTTACGAACAATGTGGTGGTTCAACGGTTTATGATTCAGTAGGCCCTGGAATGACTATGAATGTATGCGCAGTAGAAAATACGGTATCTGCAGGTGGTGGTAATGTTACTAATGTAGGAAGTTGTAGCGCTTAAATTCGTATCTTTGAACCATTAAATTGAATTTCAATGCCTCAAACAGTAGACGTAACGCTTTCAACAAAAGGCTTAGATACAGGAAACTTTACATTAACAGCTTTGGACACAGCAGGTGCTCTTGTGGCTGGGTGGACTAAAACAGGTGTTTCATTCACGGTTGGTACTGCTATTAGATATACTGATGTGCCTGATACAGCCTTCCAAATTAAAGTTCAGTCAAGCACTACATATTGTACAAATTCTATTACACTAAGATTCAAAACATAATAAATGCCGTCTACAAATCAATGTATAGGTTCTCATTACGACGAGTTAAAGCAGAGGGTATTTTACTTTAACTATAACTCAGCTGGTTATCATGGTATATATTCTTATGATGTTAAGGCAAATACTATATCTCCACTTTTAATATCATTTATAGATAGTCAAGAGGATATATTTAATTTTGACCCTAAGTTCCCTATTGCATCTATTAATATACTTTATAGAACAGAAGACGAAGGTGATGTGATTCATTGGACTGATAGGAATAATAAACCTATGAAGCTTAATATAAAAGAAGCTACAGTATCAGGTAAAACTTATGGAACAAATTGGAAAATGGAATATTTAACTGTTGCTAGGAAGATGCCTACAAAAGCACCAGTATGTTCTTATGGAGATAGTCCAGATACTCAAAATAATCTTAGAAGTAAGTTATTCCAATTTAGTTACAGATGGGTATACAAAGACAATACTAAATCTACATGGAGTCCATGGAGTAAAGTCTTTGCACCATTTAATATTACTGATTTAAACTTAGACGCAGACCCTACAAAAAATAACGTAATAAGCGTATCATATAATACAGGCCCTATAGATTGTTATAGAATAGAAATATCTACAAGAGAGACTATTGCTTCTGCATTTTCGGACAGGATGATAGTTACTGTATTAGATAAGCAAAGATTGGCAATGCCAAGTAATGTTACTAGAGTATATAATTTTTTTAATGATGGAGCTTATCCATTCTCAAATGTTACAGAAAGTATTCAATTATTTGATTATGTACCTAAGAAAGCTAATACGCAAGAATTACTTAATGGTAATATATTAGCATATGGAGGAATATTAGAAGGAAATACTTTTAATAATCCAATATCTGTTACAATAACAGCAGATGAGCAAGAGCCTTCTTCTAGTACTGCTTTATTAAGTGTTACATCTCAGGATGTTGGTAGGAACTGGAGATTTATATTTAGTGGTGTTCCTGCTATGGGAGACAAGGTTAGATTAGATGTAGTAGTTACAGTTACAAATGATAATGTTTTTCCAGTTGAGGTTACTGAAGAAACTTTTGGATATGATTATACAGTCCCTAATGGAACTACTACTGCGACAAATATAAGAGACTATTTTAAAGGAGTTATAGACGCAGAAGCAAAATTATCAGGAACAAGTAGTAGCACTAATGACCTCTTAGTATCATATACTCCTACAGGAAATAGAATTACATGGAATACAGTAGGAGAAGCTTATGTTGATTTAGTATCAACAGAGATTCCTACAGATGTAAATATATCATGCTACAAACATAGCTCTACATATAAATTTGGTATAGTTTATTTTGATGAATTTGGAGTTACTAATGGTGTTGTAACTGGTGATTCAATGAAGGTTACAACATTGCCATTAAAAGTAGTAGGTAGTAATGCAATAGGAAATTCATTGCTTTATAATCCAAAGATATTAATTGATGTAAATCATGCACCTCCTTCTTGGGCTAAAACATTTTCTTTTGTAAGAACTAATAATTTAACTTCATCTAATTTTATTTGGGCTACTACAAATAAAGTTCATAAGGATACTCTTTATGGATATATGGATATTAGTAATTATAATAAAAATAAAAATGGATATCCTGTATATTCATTCCAAAAAGGGGATAGAGTTAAGATATATGGATTTAATAGCCTTGCATTAGATTTGCCAATATTAGATGTTGTATTAGAAAATCCTACTGGAGATAATGATGGAACTGGAACAGGATATTGGATAAAAGTTACATATGACGCTAGTTTAATGAGTCAATGGGAAACATCTACTACAGGATACTATCTAGAGCTGTATAGTACCTTTCCTAATGCAACCGACGAACAGCAATTATATTACGAGTTTGGGGAAGATTATTATATTATAAAAGATGCTAATAATAACCTTGTGCATGAAGGAGCTGGACAAAATCAAATCATAGGAACAGGCTCTAGACCTGCTAAGTATAACTTTATTAGAGGAGACGTATACAACAGAAGAAGAAATAATAATGCTTATGTAATTGATATGTCTGTGTCTGATAAATATCCATCTAAAATAGATGGCAATGGCAGAGCTTTTGTAATAGATGAATATGCAAAAGAAACATATTATCCTACCCTTATAAGATATTCAGGCGAATACGAGCAAGGAACAAATATAAATAATACAAATAGATTTAACCCTGCAAATCTTGATGAATATGATAGGCAAAAGGGAGATATACAAAGATTTAAAATAAGAGGACAGCAGTTAAAAGTATTCCAAAATAGAGCTTGTGGAGTTGTTCCTGTATTACAAAATGTACTACAGACTGCTGATGGAGGAAGCGTGGTATCTCAAAGTTCAGAAATTTTAAATAGCATTCAGTATTATCAAGGTGATTATGGAATTGGTGAGCAGTATTGCTCATTAGCATCTTCTGCTAGCGCTGACTACTTTACAGACCCAATACTTGGGTGTCAAGTTAGATTAGCTGCAGATGGTATGACTTCTATAAGTGAAACATACAAAGCTCACTTTTTCCTTACAGATAAGATAACTAAATATCAAAAAACAAATAATGCTGATAAGTTTGGTAACGGAGGGTATGCTAAAGTATTAGGTGTTTATGATGCATTTGAAGAAGAGTTTATAACTGTTATGCAGGGAAGTGGGAGCACTATAACAGACTACACATTTGGGTTCTCTGAGCCTAGAAATGCATATAGTGCATTCTATGATTATAATCCAGAATGGATTACTGTTGCTGGTAACCTTGTAGTATCTTGGAAGAATGGTGAGTTATGGGCACATAATAATACTACAGCTTACGCTAACTTTTACGGAGTACAGCAAACTCCTTCTATTAAATTGATATTTAATCAGAGTCCTAGTGTAAAAAAGCATTACAATACGCTTACTATACTAGGAAATACTACATGGACAGCTCCTTTGACTAGCGATATTGTTACCAATATGAATAACAATTCAAAGCTGTTAAGTTCTGATTTTAAGATAAAAGATGATAAATATCATGCATCTTTTAAAAGAGACATTAATAGCGTTGGTGGACTATATGGTGGAAAGGTATTGAAGGGTTCATGGCTTGAATTAAACTTGAAAGCTACAAATCCGCAAAACTTAGTAGATTTGTACTACGCAGAATTAGGAATATTACAACCTTTAAATAATAGATAAAATGGCTCAAGAAAATATGGCAGCGACTGCTCCAACCAATAAACCCTTTTTAAAAACAAAAGGAGGCAAGATTGCAACTGGTGTTCTTACTGGTGGATTAGGTCTGGCAGCTACTGGTATTTTTGGTAAAAGCAAATTAACTAGGCAGATGGAGGAAGCTATGAAAAATATTCAAGGGCTTGGATTATCTCCAGAGATGATGGACGCTTATCAAAAATCTCAAGCATTAGCTGGACAAGGTATGGATGCTGCTTCAAGACAAATGGCTATTCAACAACAGGCAAGAGGACAAAATGCACTTGCTTCTCAAGCTAGAAGTAAACGTTCTTTCCTAGCATCTGCTCCTGGATTACTTCAAAGTTCAAGTGATTTTGCTTTAAGATTAGCTGCAGATGATGCAATGATAAGAAGAGAAAACCAATTAGCAGGTATTCAGACAGGCATGCAATTTGGACAGGCTCAAAGCGACCTTCAAAAATATAAAGCAGAAGCTGTATATAACGAACTTTCTGCTAAAAAGGCTAGAAGAGCGCAAACATTAAGTGGGCTGATGTCATTTGGTGGCCAAGTTCTTGGAGCTGCTTTAGGTAAACCAAAATAAATAAAATATAAAAAACCAATATGGCATTAAATTTCTATACACAAGGTGTTGATTTTTCTGGACTTGGCGAAGGAATAGCTCAAGGGATGAGGATTGCTGCAGAAAGACAGATGCAAGAGCAAAGGATGTTTGATAATGATTGGAGAGAATATTCTAGAATGTTTGACCCAACTAAGATATCTGACTCAGATAGAACAGACTATATAAATGCATTTCAGGAAAACAAAGATTTGGCTAAAAGACAACTAAGAGCAGAAACTGGAAGAAGTAAAGAAAACCTTGATGAAATAGATAAGCAATTAAGAGCATCTCAAGCTAAACTTGCTACCATATACGGCAAGTCTAAAATGAAGAATGATAAGGTTTTAAGACTTACTAAAGAGATTGAAACTGCTCAAAAAATGGGATACGTTGTCCCTTTAGAATACAAAAGGTCTATATCAACGTTAGTTAATACTCCAGTATCTAAAATGCAAGAAACAGATTTAGAAGAAGAAATGTCGTTAAATTTATCTCCTAAAGCTGATGATTTGATAAAGACTAGGACTATGATTGACAAGACTAAAACAAATTTTGTTCAAGCTAATAGGTCTGAAGAGGATATTGACTTGCCTATTTTGGGTAAGGCTAAAGTTTTTAGATATACTCCAACATTCTCATCTTCTAAAGAAGCCAACGATTTAATAATTGAGTCATTGAAATCTAGTCCTGTTAATAATTCAGGTGTAGAGATGTATAAAAATCTTAAGGCTAAATTAGCTATGCCAGATGGCACTAAGGAGAAAGAAGATGCGCTTTCTGCTGCAAAAAATATTGCTACAAAAGCAGGACTTTCTTCTATAGATTTAATTGAGCCAGTTCATTTAACAGCTACTTCAATGGGTGTTTACGATAGCAAAACAACAGGCAAGGAAATTATTGATATGAGCGACCTTACTACAAAATTGAAGCAATTAGGGGCTTTAAATGCACAACAAAAGATAGAAATATCTAAAGGATTCTTAGCTGCTTCTCAAAAGAATGCACAAACAAATGCCCTTCAAGCTTCAGCTTATAGAACATTCGGATTTATTTTAAGAGATGGCGCTAGTGCTATTGTAAATAACTCTGGTAATATACAACAGGATTTGACGAATCTTGGTGTAAAAGATATACCTAAGCTAATGAGAGATATTGAAGCTGGTAAAAATAAAGGATTAAGTCCATTAGAAGTTGTTGCTAGAGCTACAGCAAACGCTACTGCAGAAGAGAACAAATAGGGATACAAAGTGGCAAAAAATGGTTAGATTTGCATTAATATATAATGTAGATTATGGCCTATTTAGAGCAATCAAGACGACCTAGTGCAGGAACTTTAAAGTCTATTTTGGATAGAACAAAAGAAAGTAAAAGCGTATCTCCATATAAAGAAAAGGCTGTAGAGCCTATAAAGATAGAGCAAGCTCCTGAACCTACTCCTGAGCCTATTGCTGAGCCTATTCAGCCAGAATTAATCCAAACTGCAGCAGAAGATACTACAGAACAACAAGGCCCTAGAACGCCTGCAAAACAGCCAGAAAGAAGCCTTAAGCCTACTACTTACGAGATAAAGGCAAAGCCAGACTTTACTAAGCCTTATCAAATGCCAAAATTTGATAATAAGCTTATTGAGGATTTGATTGACGCTACTGTTGATAGAACAGTTAATCAGAAGTACTCTGGAAAATTCATTCCTTCAAAACCTAGAGAAGATTATAAAAAAGATATATTGTCTGGTATTAGAAATGGAGACTATGTGATATCTCCTGAAGGCAATGTTGTTACTAAGCCTGCAAACATATTCCAATCTGCATCAAAATCATTTATAGATTTCTTTGATAATAAATCTATAGGAATAAATTATTATAAGGGAAGTGAAAAAGAAAAGCAGGATATACTTGAACAAGAATTTGTAAAATCATTAAAGGCTATCCCTCAAGGTGAAGTAAGCACAGCTGGTACTTTGATTGGAGGTATGGGAGCAGGAATAACAACAATAGCAGGTGCTGCTGCAACAGCAGGATTACTAACAGCAGCTACTGTTGAATCTGGAGGTGCTGCATCTGCTTATACCTTACCAGCATTATCTGCTACACTCAATGGATTATACATGGCATTTGGAACTGGCTTTGAAACTGAAAAAGAGACTTATATCAGGGCTAGAAATAATGGCATGGATAAAGGTCAGGCTGCTGCAATAGCTAGTAGAAATAGAGCTACTAACTTAACTACATCTTTTACTGAAAATGCTGCACTACAATTAGCTGGAGGTAAAATTGCTAAAGATTTATCTGTAGCAGCAAAGGCAGCAGGAAATAATTTGTCCCAATATCTTACTAAAACAGCATTATACAATGTTCCAGAAGCTGTTGCTAGTTCTGGCACAGTAGGACTTATGGAATATGCTAGAGCTAAAGGTATAGAATCTGCTACAGGAGATGAAGATGTAGACCCATTAGGAAGAGGAACTGAGGCATTTAAATATGCAATGTTATTAAATGGTTCTTTTAAAGTATTGAGCACAACAGTTGGTGCTACTAAAATAGCTGGGGGTAATGCACTTAAAGCAAGGGCATTAAATATGGCAGCTACTGCTGATAAAGATTTTGTTACTGCTAGGCTTTCTGAAATGAAGCAATCTGGAGAAATAAACCAATCTACTTACGACCAAATATTAAAAGAAGTTGACGACTTTGCTAAACTAAGAAAAGAAAATCCACAGATATCAGATGATAAAGTTCCTGCTGTTATAGGGCTGATGCTTAAAAAGAAAAAGTATCAAAAAGCATTTAGTTTAATGCCTGACAATGACCCTACAAAAGCAGAGACATTATCTGTTATTGACGATATAAATATTAGAATTAAAAAGGCTCTATCATCTGACGACGAGTTAGCTGGAGAGCTTGACCCATTAACAAGCGGCACTTTAATATCACAAGAAGAGGCCGCACAAATAAGTAAAAATGCCACTACAAAACTCCAAGGGGAAATCCAAGAAGGCGATGCAAACAGCCGTGTCGGCCAATATCAGGGAACTGAAGGCGAGCAAAAACAAGCGACCAATGAAGCAGATAATAGCTATCGCGCTGTCGGCATCAAAGAGGAAGTAGTAACACCTGAAGTATTTAAAGAAGGGGATGCTAATGCCGTATTCGGTAAAATGACTACTGCAGCTACAGAGCAGTTAGGCAGAAATGCAGAAGACACAAGAGGTGCTGCTCAAAAGGCTGTTAAGATTTTAAAGAACTCGCAGTTTTATAAAAATCTAGATGGTAATGATAGAGAGCAATATGTAGTCGCCGCTATGGAGCATTTTGGAAATCCGCCTGTAAAGGGTTTAAGTGCTCAAAAGACGCTTGATAAAATATTAGGTAATGTAACAGAAAAAATAACTGTTACAGAAAAGTCTATTGTGAAGCGAATGATTAAGGCTCAAATGTCTACTGCAGATGGTATAAAGGCTACTAGAAAGCAAATATCAGATGGCATTGCAGCTCTTGATAAAAAGAGAGGCTCTGTTAAAGCTACTCAGTTTCAGAACTTACTTAAGAAGTATGATAAGTTAAATATTACAAATAATGACCAAGTGAACGCATTTGTTGACTATGTTAGCAATGTAATTAACAAGGCAGATTATGAAGATAATTTAAGCCAAGCAAAAGCTATTAAAAATAAAATAGCTGAACTTGCAAAAAGAAAAGATTTAGATATTGGTTTATCTAAGACAGCAAAAGAATTTGCTAAAATAAACCCATCAGAAGTTGATGATATAGCTGGCTACATAGCTAAAGCAAATGAAGTATTTGAAGGTGTTAGACGTGTTAAAACAACTCAAAAAGGTAGTGCAAAATCTTTTGCACAGCCGTTTAAGATTGAAGATGTATACGAATATACTGCAAAGCAGAAGGAAATGATTGCTGCTAAGAATAAGCAGAATATGATGGATGATTATGCTGATTTAGTAGACCAGGGTATTATATCAAAAGATATGCCATTTGATGAAATGGAGTCAATAGTTGCTGCTATAGAATCAGATGTAGACGGTAAGAATCCAGTTCCTCCTGCTCAAAAAACAAATAATATTAAGTCTTTCTTAGATAGAAGATTTTCTAGTTTATACTCTGTTGCTAATTCTATATTAACAAAAGGAGAGGATGGATTTGGAAATAAAGTTGAATTGGATATACCAGAGCAAGACAAGGCTATATTGAATAGTGTAATGAAGGCTGGTATTAAAAATATGAAGCTTACAGATGCATATAGAGTTATAGAAGGATTAGGAAACTTTGTAACAAACGGAGATGCTTCAGGATTACAAAAGCCTTTATATAGTTACTATGGAGATATGAATGCAGAGTTCAATAGACAGTCTCCTATTAAAGCCATTACAAGTGCAGGTAAAAACTCAACAGCATATACAAATGCTTTTGCTTCTATTCCTGTTTATATGAGTAAGTTGTTTGGTGTTAAAGATGTAGAGTTTGGAAAGATTTCTGGTTTTAATGACTACAAAAACTCAATATCTCAAGCATATACCATGATTGATAATATGGAGAATGGATTTAAACAATTTATTGGTAAGGCAAGACCTAATGGTATGGCTATAAATAGTCAAGACAATATACATGAGATGGGATTATATTCTCATGTATTAAGAAATGCTGGAGGAACTGCTGATGACATTGCTGAAGAATTTTTAATTAGAAAGAGTTTGCTTGATGATAGTATTAACAAAATGCTATCTAGTAGTGACAATGATATAAAAAAATTAGGTTCTGCATATAAAAAGATATATGATAAATTATTAAAAGATGCTAACTCTATAGATGAAGTAGAGTCTAAGATGGATAAAACAAATATAGAGGCTGTTAAGTTCTGGAATAATAAATGGGAAGAGATGTATCCAGATATGCAATCTCACGCTAAGAATTTCTACAATAAAGAACTTGGAAGACAAAATAATTTTACTCCAGATGTATTTAGAAGTACTGGCGCTTTGAAGTTATCAGTTAATGAAGATTCTTTTGATGAAGGGTTTATTCCATCTACAGCCGATATGATATTTAAAAAGGAGAGCGGACGATTTATGCCTTCTAATATACAACCAAAAGTTGCAGAAGGTAAATACCTTAGCCTTGACTTTTTAACTGACCAAAAGAATACTATGAGGTCTACTCTTATTGATGTAAAAAGCTCAAAGTATGTAGCTCAAATGGATGCATTTATTAGGTCTAAGGGCATGGCTTCTTCTTTTGATAATGAATTAAATGCTGATAATTTAACTAAGAGATTTAGAAAATATGTAAACTCTTCAAGAGGAAAGACTTCTTACGAATCAGATATGATTAATGAGTCTAGCTTCTTTAAGACATCTGCTACATTAGCATCATTAGCATCATCTGCTACACTAGCTAGTATTAGAGGTGCTGCTCAACAGCTTTCTCCATTAGGAAAATCATTTATGGAGACAGGAAGATTGGGTGTTAAAGAGGTTACTACAAATTCAAATATTAAAAGATTACTAGATAATTCTGGTAGAGATATAGCTAACTCTACTCTAGAAGGACAATTAAGTCTTACAGCAATTGATAGATTTATGAAATCTTCAAGTTCAGATGCAAACGCTGTTGCTGGGTTTTTCAAAGATGCTGCAGCTTATTGGGGTAAGCAAACAATAGGAAGGGGTGATGCTTTATCTAGAAGAGCCGCATTCTGGTCTTACTACACAAAGTATCTTGAAGATAATGGTACAGATGTAAATAAGATAGATTGGTCTAAAGTTGAAAAGCTAGATGATATGGCTGCCGACTTTGCGCAAGCTCAAGTAGATAAAAAGCAGAACGTAGTACAGACAGATTTAAAAGGTGCTATGATGTCATCAAGAGATACTAAGGTTGGATTTGTTAAGAATATGGTTATGCCATTATCTGACTTTATGATGAACCAAAAGATATCTTTCTTTAACAACGTACAAAAGGCTACAAGTCTTTCATCAAGCCTAGAGAATAGATTAGATGGTGCTCAAAATGCATTTGGTACAGTATTAGAATCAGTTGTATTTAATAGTATTAAAGGTAATATGTCTGCTTTATATCAAAGTGGTGCAGACCTATTAAACGACCATACTCCTTCTGAAATGGAGCTAGAAAGGAGAGAAAATAAGAGAAGTGATATGACACTTCGTAATATAGTAGGAGATTTAATATCTCCATTCCCTCTTTTAAATTCTGTAGTTGAGTCTGGTGTTGGTGGGGTTATGGATATGTATTATGATAATTTCACAGATATCCCTAAAGGATTAAGACCACAGCTAGGCGGAGCTAAGAATATAAAGCCAGGACAAGAAGCTGGTCTTATAGGTATAGGTATCGGAGGTTTTATGAAAGGATATGAAATGTTTGAAACATCTTATTTAGAAGAGGTTGAAAAGCAGATAAATGGTCAAGCTAAAGAATTTAAGATTATACCTGAAGATAAGAGTAGGTCAGCTATTTATGGAGCTGTAACCGCATTACAGGCAACTGGATTATTCCCTGCAGACTTTAAGAGCGTTGCTGTTGAAGGATACAACATTATCAAGAATAGAGCGCTTACAGATAAGCAGAAGAAGGATTACGATACAATTATGGAGGCTGGCTCTAAATTAACAGAGTTTAAGAAAGTTGATGGAAAGAATATCTTCCAAGAGATTCCAGGCATATTAACTCAAAGCGACCCATTAGCTAAGGCTGAGTATCTTAAGTCATTAGCAGATAAGTTTGGAATTGAAGACCTTATTCAAATGAACAGGGTAATTGAGAAATACAATGAGCCTAGGTCAGTTGAAGCTAAATTAAACATTATTAGTAATAAGGATATATTCGCATTTAGAGGCATTACAAGCCAAAACAAGAATTTAGAAGATGTATCAAAAGCTGTATTGTATAATGACTCTGATGTGGTAACATACAAGTTATTTCAAAAGAGACAAGACATGGCAGATTCCCCAACAGAGTTCTATGACTATATTGCTGAAGGTATCGCCACAAAAGCCATTACTAAGAAAATGCTTCTTAACTATGCATCTTACCTTGCTGGCAAAGAAAAAGAGTTAAAATTAAAAGGAGTTGATTTCAGCATAGATTTTCAAATATTAAATGATTTAGCCAACAAAGCTGGATTTGAATACAAGGCAGGGGAACAATAGTAGTTTTTAGGTATATTTGCATAAACATTTCAATATGCCTTTTATTACCTCAATTACGGTTTCACAAGGTGCAGACTGTAGTCAGCTAACTATAGTTGATACGTCTACATACAACGTAGAGGCTACTGGTACTTTTACAGCTAGAAAGTTGACTATTAGAAAATCAGACGGAACTTATTTAAAGGTTGGGAATATTACATATAACGAATATGTATGGCCTTTTAACGCTGGTAATACAATTTTATTAAGTGGTACAGATAGTGTCACTAATACGGCTTTTATAGAAAAAGACTACGCTTTTACAATTATACTTACATTAACATCATCTAGCCCTCAATCTGGCAGTATTTATACTAAGACAGAATTGGCTGTTCTAGTGTGTTATATCATGAGTGCGTTTTACTCTAACTCTAATAAGATGGCTTTAAACCCAAGCTTAGAAAAAGAATACAGATTTGTAAAAGATGTTATGAGATTATTTATTGAGCAGGAGTCTGCTAAGAAGGCTGGTATTGATGGAGACATTGGTGCATCTCAGTCATGTTTAGATAGAGGTAAATTTGTTTCTGACGCACTTAAAATAGGGTACTAATGGGTTATAATATAACCGAAATATCAGATATTCTCTTAAAAGCGGATAAGACGCTTTATAGGCTAGGAGCTGTAGCATACAACGATATGTTCTCCGAAGAGAGCGAAACGCTTGATTATGAGAGAGATATCATTTATATATATAAGAAGGCTGTAGAATATGCTGATAACTTCTATGTTGGAACATTGAAATTAGACCAAGTTGTTGAACGCTTATCTGTAAAGGTTAATCTTTATGACTATGGTAAGTTGACTCCTATTTACAGCGACATTGTATTTAATAATAGTTTAAGTCAGGCTACACCTTATGTTTTAAAATCTACAATATTAGACCTTGGACTTGGATTAACTGGCTCAAATAATTTTGAAGGAACTACTGTTGAGATAGACTTAAACTTTGCGTATATAAAAACGCAAGTAAGAGAAAACTATGTTCACGACCAACAGACTGCTTCTACTACATGGACTGTAAATCATAATATGAATAAATACCCTTCAGTAAATGTCGTTGATACAGCAAATGACGAAGTTACTGGAGATGTAAAATATAATTCTTTAAATCAAATCACAATTAGCTTTACTGCTGCGTTTAGTGGAAAAGCATACTTAAATTAAAAAAAATGGCAAAAAAGTTTTTGGTCAATTTAGACCTAGCGAAAAACCAGATTCTGAACGCAGCGATTCAGAATTTATCATCTGCACCTAGCTCACCTGTAGCTGGTCAGGTTTATTACAATACTGGAGATAACAGAATTTACTTCTGGGATGGCACAGCATGGATTGACATGTCAGGAGACATTCGTGACGTAATCGGTGGTGCTGGATTAACTGCAGGTACTTCTAATGGTATTATTACCTTAGATGTGAATGTAGATAATTCTACAGTAGAGATTGCGACAGATACAATTAGAGTAAAAGATGCTGGTATCACTACTGCAAAACTTGCTAACGTATCTACAGACTTAACTACAAATAATGGTTCTACAGCAGTTCCTACAGCAGCAGCTGTAAAGGCTTATGTAGACGCAAATGTAGCAGGTCTAGGAAACTTAGAAGGCGCATGGGATGCTTCTAGTGGTTCTTTCCCAGTTGGTTCTGCTCCAACAGCAGGAACTAAAGCTGGTGACTACTGGTATGTATCTGTAGCAGGTACTACAGGTGGTGTAGCGTTTAATGTAGGTGATGTTATCATTGCAAAAATTAATAGCGCATCTACTTCAAGTGCTGCTGATTGGATTCAATTAGAAGTAAATAGAGACCAAGCTACAGAAACTACTTTAGGTTTAGCAGAAATTGCTACTCAAACTGAAGTAAACACAGGAACAGATGACCAAAGAATAGTAACTCCTCTTAAGTTAAAAACTTACTTGGATGCAGCTGTTGGTGGTTATGCTGCTAATGTTGGTAACGCTTCTGCAACAACTTTTGCTTTGACTCATAACTTGGGTACAAGAGATGTAATTGTAGCGATTTACGATAATGCAACATATGAAGAAGTTATGGCAGATGTAGTGGCTACTAGTACAACAGTAGTTACAGTTTCTTTTGCAATAGCTCCTTCATCAAACGCATATCGTGTAGTAATTAAAAAATAATAGATGTCTAAAAGATTCTTAAGTGGAATAAATGTAACTGGTTCAGCTGCCCTTAATACGGTGGCTGATGCAGGTTCTAATACAGACAAGTTTCTCGTATTAGACTCAAGTAATGTAGTGTCATATAGAACTGCTGCTGAATTATATGCTGACTTAGGAATAGGTTCTTTACCTGCTGGATTTACTTCTACTTTAAAACATGAAGTAAAAGCTAGTCAGGCAATAAGCAAAGGACAAGCTGTTTATGTATCATCTGCGGATGGTACTAATATGATTGTATCAAAAGCATCTAATGTTTCAGAAGGAACTTCTTCTAAGACAATGGGATTGCTTGAGGTTAGTTTATCTACTAATGGTAAAGGAAATGTAGTTACAGAAGGTTTACTTTCTGGATTAAATACAAATGGAGCTACAGCTGGAGACCCAGTATGGCTAGGAGTAGATGGTGCTTTAATTTACGGATTAGCAAATAAGCCTTATGCTCCTGCTCACCTAGTATTCATAGGTATCGTAACTAGAGTTAACTCTAATAACGGAGAAATCTTCGTGAAGGTGCAGAATGGATTTGAGATGAATGAGCTTCATAATTACCAAGAAGGCTCTGTTCAAAACAATCAAGTTATTGTTTATGAATCTTCTACTAGCTTATATAAGCCTAAGAGCATATCTACAATATTAGGATTTACGCCATCAGATGATTCTTTGGTAGTTAAATTGGCAGGAGCGCAGGTAATAACAGGAGCAAAATCATTTGATGCCGCTATTACTGTAAATGCTGGTATTGGATTTTTGAATGGTGTAATGCCAAATATTACAAGTAATTTATATTCAGGCATTGGTGGTAATAGTCAAGGTATATCAATAGTAACAAGACCTGTATCTACAAATTATACGAATAATTTATACTTTGCAACAAGTAATAATTCATTTACTTTTCCTAATGCCACAGGTACTATAGCATTAACAAGTGATTTAACTGCGTATGTTCCAAGTTCTAGAACACTTACAATTAATGGAACCACTTACGACTTATCTGCAAACAGGGCATGGACTATTACAACAGATGCGTCTGCAAGAAGTATTTTAAGATATGTAGCAACTGCAAATCAGACTACATTCACAATATCTGGTGGGTATACGCCAGGGCTTACAGATGTATACCGAAATGGGGTTAAATTAGACAACTCAACAGACTTTACAGCAACTAATGGCACTACGATAGTATTGACCAATGGTGCGTCTGTAAATGACGTTATAGAGGTATATAGATACCAAACAGCTTTCTTAGCTAATAATGCTTTAAGAGTTGTTACTGAGTTTACTGCAACTGCAGGACAGACTACATTTAATGTAACTTATAACTCAGGTTTAGTAGATGTGTTTTATAATGGCTCTAAGCTTTTATCTACAGAGTATGCGGCAGGCAATGGAACTACTATTGTATTAAACTTCCCATGTAACTTAAACGATACATTGGAGGTGCATGCATATAGTTATCAAGTAGGCGCATTCTCAGGTCAGGCTCAATTAAATGGTACTGGATTTGTAAAAGTATCAGGAACAACTGTTACTTACGATAACAGCACATACTTAACAACAAGTTCCGCATCAAGTACTTACCTGCCTTTATCTGGTGGTACGCTTACTGGTGCTTTAAGTGGTACAAGTGCTACGCTTAGTGGTAGTGTTGGTATTGGAGTTTCACCTTCATTTCCTTTAGACTTATTAACTAATTCAGCTGGAACTTTTAATACTATTGCACAAATTTATAATAGTGATTTTACAAGTGGAAATCGTTCTTATTTAAGAGTAAGACAACAAGTAAATGCAGGAGGTTCAGTTAGTTCGTATTTTGGTGCAGGTCAAGATAGTAACCTTTATATAATAGCTAATAACTCAGCTAGAGGAGGTGATTTAATAATTAGCGGTGCAACTGGTGCTGCTACATTTGTAAGTAGTGTAGGTATAGCAGGTGCGCCAAGTGGCACTTATGGTACGCTTTCTGTATTTGGTGGTATTTCTACTAAAGATGATAATAATGGTAAATTAGAAATAGGTAGATATTCAAGTGGTGCGCCAAATAGTTATATAAAAATTGGTACAAATTCTAATAGTTTAAGAATTACAAATGCAGCAGATAGTGTTGACTTATTTACATTTACCAATAGTGGTAACATTGGAATTTTAACAACTGCACCACAAACACCATTACAAATATTAAAAGATACAAATACAAATGGTACTAATATTGAAGAAGCAAATATGGCTTTTTCTGTATTATCTGCATCTGGTCAAAGTAAAATAGCAATAGGCGCATGTAATGCTGGTAATTATGGGTATATACAAGTAATGCAAGACGCTACAAGTTGGACTAGCAGAAATTTAACTTTACAACCTAGAGGCGGAAATGTAGGAATTGGAACTTATACTCCAGCAACTGCTGGTGGTGGTTATACAGGATTAGATATTAGAGGTAGTGGAGGGGGAAGCATAATACTTGGAAGTACTTCAAGTATACATACTTATATATATGCTGAATTTTCAGGATTATATATTCAAACAACTAGTTCAACTCCTGTTTTATTTATACCTGGTGGAAATGAACAAATGAGAATCACAAGTGCTGGTAGAGTAGGGATTCAAAATACTGCACCACAAGGTAAACTTGAAGTAGGTAGAACTGCAAATTCTACAACTTCAGGGGGTCATTTCTTTTCTACTTTTTCAGTTCCAGTAAATACTTGGACAACAGTTTTTTATGCACCTAATAATAACTGGGCTGCTATAACTGAATTTACTTGGACAAGTTCTGGTGATTACAATAGAAGTGGAGCAGCTTATATGCGATGGGCGTATGTTTCTGCTACTAATACTCTTGGAGTTGTTTACACATTATTTAATAACGACCAAAATGCAGCAGCACAATTTAGAAACAATGGAGGAGAAATTCAGGTTTATATAACTGGTGGTGCAGCAGCTTATCATGTTCAAGTAAGAATTCAAGGTTCTCAAGCAGCTGGATAAAACTAACACAAAAAGTAAACGAATTAGAGAATAAATAAATTATGAGTAAGAATACAAACATAGCGGACTTAATTAACTACATCTCAGTAGATGGTAGTGGTAATGTGGTATTATCTACTGGACAGCTGGTAGCTACTCAGAACTATGTAACTACAGCTGTAAGTAATCTTGTTGCTTCTGCTCCTTCTACTTTAGATACATTAAATGAACTAGCAACAGCTTTAGGAAATGATGCAAACTTTGCTACTACGGTTGCTACAAGCATAGGCACAAAACTAAATTTAAGTGGTGGAACATTGACTGGAGCATTGAATGGGACAAGTGCTAGTTTTTCAAGTACGTTAGCTGCTATGGGAAGTAATATTCAATTTAATCTTGATGGTACTTTTGGAACTAACTATTACACTATTGGTTTTGGTGGTGTGTCAAATGGCTTTAATAGAATAGCTGGTGGAACAGGTACGACAGATGGGTTATATATAACTTCAGCAACTGGTAGAGATATAGCATTTAGAACAAACGGAAGTGGAACTACAAGTATGTTAATTACAAGTGGTGGTAATGTTGGGATAGGAACTAGTTCGCCTATAACTATATTTGATACACGCTTAGCTACTACAGATTCAGTAGCAGGTTCTGTATTAAGTTCATATCCAATTGCATCATTTATAAATAATGCATCTGGGGGTGGTCAAAGAGGACTTCAAATAGGTGCGCCTACAGGAGGTATAGTCTCACCAATATTTTTAAAAGTATTTGGTACATCTCAACGACTTTCATTTGTAGATAATAATAACAGAGAGAATTTAACCATATTAGAGGGTGGTAATGTTGGATTCGGAACAATTAGTCCAGGTACATTACTTCATATTAATACATCAGCAAGAACAAGTGGTACTAATGTTAATATTTTAACATTATCAGATACTGTTACAGGTATTCAAACAAGTGGATATGGTGTTCGTATTGTAGGCACATCAAATAATGGTTCAGCTATATCAGCAATTTCTTTTGATGCAGATGGTGGTACTAATAATGATACATCCATTAGTTTTCACACACAATCAACAGCTGGTGCATTAACGGAAAGAATGAAAATTACACGATTAGGTAACGTTGGAATCGGATTTAATAATGCAACAAGCAAGCTGCAAGTAGCTGGAGAAATTACAACTTATGCAGGAACTAATACACAGTTTTATGCATATATGAACTATCTGGGTACAACTTATAATTTTGGCCCTGGTGAAGCAACAGATAATGTTGATTTTAAAATAGCTGGAGGTGGAACTTTTACAACTGGTGGTGGCTTTAGATTCTTTACACAACCTGGTAGCACAACACCAGTAGAACGAATGAGAATCACAAGCGGTGGTTTATTACAACTAATTAATTCTACTGGAATTCGTTTTGCTTCAGGAGCTAGTAATTTAAACTACTATCAAGAAGGTAGTTGGACTCCACAGTTAATTGCTGGAAGTACATCTTTTACAATGAGTGGTATTAATGACGGCAGATATGTTAGAGTTGGAAATCAAGTAACTATATCAGGGCATCTTCAATGGTCAGGAGGTTCTGGAACAGGAATGGTTAGAATAACTGGATTACCATTTGCATGTACTGGTGTAAGAAGTGCTGGAAGTATGGGAGCAGTAGGTTCTGGTATTTCTTTTAATTCAGGTTATAACCATTGGATATTAGTTATAGACCCTGGAGCAGATTTTATTTATGTCATTCAAGGAGATTCAACTGGCGGCGGATACAGTCATAATCCACCAGTGGCAAGCTCAGGTGTTATTTATGGATTTAGTATAACATATCATACTTTATAATAATTATATAATGGGAAAAACAAAAGATTTAGGTCACTTAGCTCACATAGTAGCATACGATGCAGAAAACCATATAACAGTTCCTGCTGGAATTACTATGCATACAAATCAGTTAGTAGCATCACAATCATATGTGACTACAGCTTTAAGTTCTTATGCATTGTCATCTTCATTGAGCTCATATGTACCTACATCTAGAACAATAACAATCAATGGTACAACATTAGATTTAAGCGCTAATAGAACATTTACTATAGCTGCAGGTCTTTCTTCGTTTAATACAAGAACTGGAGATGTTACACTTACTTCAAGTGATGTAACAACAGCACTAGGATTTACTCCTGTAACAAACGCTAGAACAATAACAATAAATGGCACTACTTTTGATTTATCTGCTGATAGAAGTTATACAGTAAGTGCAGGAACTACATTAAATGGAACAGGTTTTGTTAAAGCTAGTGGTACTACAATAACTTATGATAACTCTACATACCTAACTGGTATTACAAGTACATTAGTAACAAATGCTTTAGGATTTACGCCTTATAACGCTACTAATCCTGCTGGATATATAACTTCTGCTGGAAGTATATCTGGTAATGCTGCAACAGCAACTAGTGCAGATAATATTGATGGGGTGGGGTTTGTTAATACAAATTCTAATTTAGCAACAGTACCTGACACTATTGCAAGTAATGGTATAAGTTATACTTCTGTGTCATTATTGGGTCAAAGTGATGGGGCATTGTATTCACAAGCATATAGCTCATCTTGGCAACATCAAATATTTGGTGATTATAGAACTGGACAAATTGCAATAAGAGGTAAAAACGCTAATTCTTGGCAAGCATGGAGAACAGTAATTGACTCTGGTAATATAGGTTCTCAATCAGTATCTAACGCAACAACAGCAGGAGGATTAGCTGTTCATACTGGAAGAAATAACGCAGCTAATCAAATAGTAAGAACAGACGTAAATGGTTATATACAAGCTGGATATATTAATTCAACAAGTGGTAATGAAAATAATAACACTAATGCAGATAGGGTTTGGGGTACTAATGGTAGTGATGATTATCTAAGAACATATAGAACATCAGCATTGTCTGTTGGCACTGCTGCAGCAGCATCAGGTGTAAGTTTTTTAACACAGGCAAACCCTACATGGGGAGCTAGAGTACAATTAGGTGGGAATGGAGGAGGTTCAGGCGTTGCTAATATTGCAGTTGTTCAAGCCACAGATGGTAATTTGCACATGGATAGTGGAGTTGGTAAAGGCATATATTTAAACTATTATCAAAATGGTATTATATATTTAAATGGAACTACGTATTCTATTAGTGCTAATGGTTCACAATATAATGGTAATTCTGCTACCGTAGGTGGTTATTCTGTTTCTGTTGCTGGTAGTGCAAATACAATTCCTACAAGAAATGCAAGTGGCTACTTAATCCCAGAAAACTGGATACAACTTAATGGTACATATGGTTTATATTCTCCTACAAATAACGCTCATCTTTATATTAATAATGCATCTTATGGGTCATGGAGAATAGAAGGAACAAGAAACGGATGGCATGGTATTCACTTTGGTGGTGCTAATGGTATGACATTAATGATGAATGAAGGAGAGTTTGGGTTTCATAGAGAGGGTGTGGGGTGGACAGCTAGATTTACATCTGGTACTGGATATTTTAATATATCAGGACAAGCGGCTTCTATATCAGGTCAAGCAAACTCCGCAACTATAAATGCTACATCAGGAAACGCAGGTAATAATATTGTGTTAAGAGATGGTAATGGAGATATTGCAATAGGAACATTAAATACAAATCATGCTTATTTTGGCAGCGGTGGAAGAGGTTTAACATCTTCTGATACATATGGTTCATATGGTAATGTACATACTTATGGAACTGGAATAAATGGTTATTCTGGTTATGGTGCACGTGATGCTTCAGGATATCGTTCATTTTTCATGTGGGAAGCAGGAAACGGAGGTATTTATATGCAAGATAGAGGTAAGTGGGAGATATATTATTTTGGTGGTAATAACTGTACAGCAATAACTGGCTCTGAAACATATGACTGGGTAAGAGTGTGTTCTAATGGTAAACATAGAATTACAAATGATTCATGGTGTGATGCAATATCTTACGCTGTTTCATTTAACCCTATATCAGATGCTAGACTAAAAGAAAATGTTGTAACTGTTGACAATGCTCTTGATAAGATATTACAATTAAGAGGTGTATACTACAACTGGATTATAGATACAGAAAATAAAAAGCATATTGGTGTTATTGCACAAGAAGTTCAAGAAGTTTGTCCTGAAGCTGTACTTTATCATGAAGAAACTGATACACTTACTGTAAGTTACAATGACTTATCTGGTGTCCTTATAGAAGGTGTTAAAGAATTAAATCAAAAACTAACAGATGCTAATGCAAGAATAGAGCTATTAGAAACCAAAATTAACCAATTATTAAACGCATAATATGAGCAAAACATACACATGGAGGATTATTGATTCTGCAATCATGCCTAACAAGGATGGGATGGAGAATATTGTATATAAAGTACACTATATTAAAAGAGTGGTGGAAGAAGTTGATGGTAAAAAATATGAGGCAGACTTTATAGGTGAAGCTAAATTACCTCCTCCTAACCCAGCTAACTTTTCTCCAATCAATGAGCTTACAACAGAGATAGTTTCTGGATGGCTAGAGTCTTTATTAAATCAAGACTTTATTAATAGCAGACTAGATGGAATGCTTGCCTTTAAAAAGAAATCAGATAACTTTGTATACACAAATGCTCCTTTTTTAACTAAAGATGAGCCACCTCAATCATAACAACTAAAAACAATAAATAATGGCTTTAAAAATCACAACACAGATTGGTACAGATAAAGGTATCACATCTGAGGCTTACGTAAGAATCGCAGACTATCAAGTATCTAAGTACGGTAGCGCTAGCTTTAGAGTTGAATTATTTCAATCTCAGGCTGACTCAGTAACTAACAGCGGTATGTCCCCTATGCCACTAAGTGGCGGACAAGCTCGTAATCAACAAATAGGTGATAACCTATGGGTTGCTATGACTAAAGAAGTAGAGGCTACAAGAACAGTACAAAGAAATGTAGAAGTAGTAACAGATGCTGTTTTAGATTCAGAGGGAGAGGTTATAACTCCTGCAAGTTCTACTTGGGAAATGCAAGATGTGGAAGAAGAATATACAAAAACAGTTCCTGATTTAAGCGCTTTAGAAGATGGCACAATATTTGCTTTTGCTTATGGTAAGCTTAAGGAAAAATTAGTTACATTATTCGGTGCTGAGAACATAGTTGATTGCTAATATTTCTTATATTTGCCTAACCACAAAGTAAAACCACATGAATTTAAGTGATGCCTTTAAGGCTATGGCAAAAGTAAAAGAGATATTCTCTGCATGGGGTATAATGTTTAACCCTACAGATGAACAAGCAGAACTAGCTACAGAAAGAATACAGATTTGTAACGGATGCGAACACAAGAAGACAGACCCTGTTATCCATTGTGGACTATGCGGTTGTGCTTTGAAGGCAAAGGTATTCTCTCCAGTAAAAGGAGCTTGTCCAGCAGGCAAATGGGCGGAAGTAGATGAAAAATTTTTAACACCAAACCAATAATATGAAGTTAACATTAGGAGAAATCGTAGTTTTATTTGAAGAATTAAACGGACGATTATTAAACAGAGAAACAGGCGAAAGAAGCAAGGGTGTACTATCTCACAAGTTAAGTATCCGTGCTAAGTACTTATTAAACAATGAATTGAATAAGGCTGTAGCTGAAGAAGTTAAATCTTATGAAGAAGCTAGATTAGAAATCTTTAAGGAATTAGGTAAGCAAGAAGGTGAATCTTATGTTGTTGCTCCTGAGAATCAAGAAGAGTTAATCAAGAAAATTCAAGAGTTAGAAGCTATTGAGAAGAATATTGAAGTACCTAAGTTAGATGTAGCTGAGTTATTCAATATTGAAACAGACGACTACTTCCCAGTATTACTTGAGAAGGTATTAGGTAAAGAAAAAATTGAAGCTACTATTGTACCTTTGGTAGATGAAAATTAGTTCTCATTGTGTAAGTAAATATAAGCTTGGCCTCCTAATGGGGGCTTTGCTATTTGTATCAAGCGTTACAGCCCAAGATATATCTATATCTGTTCAGAACAGCATTAAGCTAGGCGATTTAGCTGGCAACAGAAAAATAGAGTTTGGTGTAAAGAATATTATAGAGGAGTTGTTACAAGAGAAAGGATACGCTTTGAACCCATCATCCAAAAACATTATCTTTGCGGAGTTGATTTATATGGATGTGCTGAAGACTAAAAGCAACCTATCAGTATTCCATAAAGACAACACCGATGTCGTTATTAGAATCAAGGGTTATATGGATAAGGATGGTAAAAAGTCCAAGCCAATCCTGGTAGAAGGTAGCGCATCCGAGGTGTCAACTTCAACGATACTTGTCGGCACAGACGGTAAGTTTAACCAACAGAACCTTAGCACAGCAATTAAAAAAGCATGCTATGAACTTATTCAAAAAATTAATCCTTAGTCTTGTTACGTTTTTATGTATAAATGTAACAGCTCAAACTCCTGAAATTTACCTAGAGAAGTCTAATATTACTAGAAATATAAAAGATACGAGTATCCTTAAAGGGGATACTGTTGATATGGTGGTTATGTATAAGGAGAAATCATCTTCTACTAGAACGCTATATTTTGACTTTCAGTATAACTATAGAACATATACTATATTAAGCGTAACTAACTTTAGTGACGATAGCAGTGCTATGCCTACAGGTGCTACAATGAGTATTCAAAACAGCTTCCATCCAGGATTTACATATATTAGAACAGCTCAAAACACAACACAAAATGGTTCACAGAATTACAATTATGCTAACTATGTATATTCACCAAATGGCAATAATGCTATCCAGAGAATCTACACTACAGTTACTTCAAATAGCAATCTACGTGATGGGAAATACATCAAGATACGTCTTAAGATAAACAATGTGCCAGCAGGAACGGCTTATGATAGTTTGTATATGAACTTCGTGTCGGGCTGGAAATCGGATGGTACTTATATTGATACTTATATGCCTCTTCCTAAGAGCACATTTATAACTTTAGATGCTAATGCAAATACTCTTCTTACTGGTAATATATATAAAAATAATGCTGTTCAGACTCGCATTAAGTTTACCGACTCGGCCTCAACAAATTCTGTTACGCTTACTCCTGATGTAAATGGCGTTTTTAAGGCTTCTACGGAGCTTTTAGCCAATAGGACATACAAAGTATCAGTTATCATAGATAGCCTCTTAAATGCGACTAAATCAGCTGTTACGGTATCAGATGCGACAGCTGCGTTAAATGAGTTTGGTTCTGTTAATTTAGATGGCACTTTTAATAAGACTAATTTAAAGTCAGGTGCTGCTTGGTTGGCTGCTGATGTGAACTATAATGGCTCATTTGATGCTGCAGACCCTTACCTTGTACTTGCACAAGTTGCTGCTACCAATAACATAGACCCAAAGGTGTATACTTATAAGAGGGATGAGTTTAGCAAGGATACTTTAACTCCGCAAGAGTTTGTGTATTTTCGTACTACTAATGCCAATCAGGCCTTAGAATTAAACTACCTTATAGCAGGAGATATCAACAGAAGCCATAGCTCACAAGTTGTAGCTAGGGACGGAACAATTCAATCATTTTCACTAGTGAATACACCAATACAAAAGAAAGCCATCGCTGTTAGTTTAGCTAACGCAGTAGTTGAATCAGATAATATATCTATACCTATATCTGTAAATACCAATGAATTATCTGTATGCGGTATACAGTTTGAGTTTACCTATGATGCAACTAAACTTCAGTTGCAAGAAATTAAGGCTAATACCAATCCATCTTGGCTTAACTTCTTTACGAATGGTGATGGCTATGTTAAGTTTGGTGGTATAGACAAGACATTAAAAGAGCCAATAAAAGGAACTATTGTACCGTTTACGGTTATATTTAAGGCTAAGTCTGCAGGCACTGACATAAATACTTATGTAGGTGTAACAGATAATATGGATGCGTCTGATAATAAAGGAAACCAAATAGGAATAAGCCTAAACACAGCATTAATTCGTTTAATCGGTATAAACAACTTTAAATAATATGAAAAAAATTATAATCCTTTTCTGTGTCGTTGCGATATCTGCATGTAAGAAAATAGAGTATTATCCTGCTCCACAAGCTGCAAAGCCTGACAAGCAAGGGTATGTAAATGTAGCTCCAACGCCAACAACTGGCCCTATTACTATGAGTTTTAACTTACAGCCTTCTGCAAAGTACAATGTAACAATTAAGGATATGTCAGGCAAAGTCTATAAATCTTATGGGCTATCTTCTGTAGATGGCTTTTTAATTAAGGAAGAGAATCTGTCTGGTTTGCAGAGTGGTACTTATGACTTAATTTTGATGAATATAAATGGTCAGGAAACTAGAACCCCAATAATTATAAAATAATATAATATGTCAGAAGAACAAGAACAATCAACTGGTAGTTCTATGAAAAATGTAATCATAGGATTCGTTAGCACAATTACTTTAGGTGTAGGTGGATGGATAACTACTAAGTTAACAGGAGGAGATGAAAAAGAAACACCTGTTCAACAAGCAGCTCCAGTAATTAATATACAAAACAACCAAACGCAACAACAAGCGGCAGGTGGTGGTAAAACTGTGATTATCAAAGAGAAAGAAGTAGCAGCAAAACCTCAACCAGCTAAGCCTAAAAAAGAAGCGGATGAGTTCAAAGAAAAACCAGCAGCTTGGTAATGGCAAATAAAGCAAAAAAGCCTAGAGCAAAACGTAGTATACGTTCAGGCAAAAAAACAGCTCAATTAATTAATAGTAATCAAGAAACAATTTATAACGTATGGACAAGCCTCAACAGCAATCAGGTTTTAAAGACCTTTTAACTAGTTTAATGGATAAAAGATGGTATGTAACAGCCATCGTATTAGGACTATTTGTATTAATCTTATTAGGAATATTTGCAGCAATCGCTACAGGTACAGCAATGGGTGCTGAGTGGAAGGAGCTGTTATTATTATTACTAGGTGCATTTATAGGTAGCTATGGTAAGATTATAGACTACTACTATTCTGATGCAGACAAGGATAAGATGTTGGTACAAAAAATGGATGAAGAAGATGGTGTAACGCTATCTCATACTAACGACATGAAGGAAACAAACAAAGTTCCAACACCGATTATTCCTGATGCGTTTATCAAAGGTGCTGAGGCTGCTAGAGATTTAGCTGTTACAGAGAACAGACAAAACTTTGAACTTAAGAGAGACCAACAAGAGCATGAGCAAGAAATGGAGAAGTTAGAATTTGAATATCAAGCGCACAGACAATGTGAGCATGTTTGGGGAGATTCTGACGGAGACGGAGAACTTGAGTGTCAAAAATGCGGACTTTTGAAAGATAAATAAAAACATAAGTCAAAAAATGCAAAAACTGACTCATATTATTGTATTGTTGTTGCTATCTGTTAGTGGTATTTCACAGGTAGCGACAACTAAGACAGAGAACTTCAAGGCTAGCTTTGAGACTAAAATTGACATTAGTCAATACATGGATTATGATGGCCCGACTATACCAATTCAAATCTTAAAATGCGGAATATCAGATGAAATGTATGAACAGTATCCAGAGCTTAAAGAAAAGCGTGTCGGTTTGGGTGTTGCAAACATCACCCTTGAGTACCTTGAAAATCTCAATCGTTTTACCTTTACAGAAGACAAGACGGAAATTAAAAACCGTATGGTCAAACAGTTTCAAGCCTCGCAGTCAGGAATTTCTCAAGATAAGCTGGATGGACGAGGAAAGATTAGACTAGCCCACTACTTCGTAGAGATTGAATGCTACGATTATTCTATTTCAGAAGATGAGGAGATTAGAGTAAAGGATGGTATCAAGGAAACTGTTGTAACAAGAATAGGATTACAAGTACGATTTACGAATGCAGAGACAGGAGAAATTATAGCAGCGTCTGGTCTTGGAGAAGCAAAGACTACACGTGAAGCAAGCTTACTTAATGACGAGAATTTGTCAGAAGTTAAGTTTAACCAATCAACCATAGGAACAGCCACAAAGAAAGCACTAGATATTGCGTGTGCTCGCATCCTATCAAGAATGGTTAAAAAGAATGTATTCCCTAAATAAGTTTATTTTATCTCTATTGGTAGTAGTATTACTACCTTTATTTTCATACTCTCAGATACTTACGAGTACATTCGTAGACCCATGCAGTAAGAGTGTAACTGTATTTATAGTTCCACTACAAGGCACTACGCTTACGTTTATGGGCAAGTCTAAATACATAACAGCTCAAGATGTAAAGTCAGGAGCTTTAATGACTTGGGTAAATCAAGTATATGCAGAGTATTCAGCGCCATGCCCTGTTGCTCAATTAGCACAACAGTTAACACAGCAGACAGTAGCTAATACAATCGCTTCTACAGCTAGTGCGGCAGCATCAAGTGCAGCAAGTTCAGCGGCATCATCAGCAGCGTCATCTGCGGCAGCAAGCGCACCACCTCCACCTGCTCCAGCAGCGTCATCTTCATCTAGCTCGTCAAGTAGTCAGAGTAGCTCTAGTGAATCTTCATCAAGTAGCGAGAGTAGCTCATCTTCTAGCGAAAGCAGTTCTGAGTCTTCTGAAAGCAAATCTGAAAGCAAAAGTGAAGAAAAATCCGAGGAGAAAAAGGAAGAGAAAAAAGAAGAAAAAAAGGAAGAAAAGAAAAAGTCTTCCGCAAAAGCAGGCCAAACGCCATTGATTTTTTCGTCTGATATGAGTGCGGTTCAACAGATTCAAGGTGAGTTTAATTTAATGGCAAATTTAGGCGTTTCTAGGGCATCTATGGCAGGAGACGTATCTTATGGCTCAACGCTTACAATCTTCTCAAATTTAAGGCAATTTGCCCTATCTACGAGGTATTCTAAAATGAACATACAGGATGGTAAATTATGTGGTATTTCTACAATGTCATATACGCTAGCTTATAATGCAGGAGATTTACTACATATTATAGGAAATTCATATGTAATGACGCATAAGTCATATGTCTATGGTTATGCCTTAAGCCTTATCAATACATCTATTCCATTTGAGAGCGTGAAACAGCAGTTCTGGGCATCTTCTATAGTGCTGTTTGGTATGAAGCCTATTACCTACAGCAAAAGACTAGGCATTACCCCTGAGTTATTTATAATGTCTAACCCTTTATCTTACTCTAGCAAGTCAAAGGACTTTGCGGCTACTAGCCAAATGACCTATATTGTAGGCTCATCATTTGATATAGCCATATCTAAGCGTTTTAGGCTCAGCACTAACGTAAAATACATGTACCCTGTCAATATGATTGGGCTTCTAATAGGGACTAAATTTAACTTATAATTATACGTGATAGGGTATAATAAGGTATTTTATATGTTACTTTATACGCTATAGGGTATAATATGTCACAAATATTTGAAAAATTGTGACAGAATCTGCATGAAATTTTCTAATAATTCATGCAAAATGTATCAATGTGACTTATATGGGATAAATATGAGTCAAAAAGTGCGTTTTATGACACATTAAGCTGTATGAAAAAATAGAGTAAATTTGCAATATGAAAAAGATATTACAGATAGCAGTTTTGGTGATAGTTGTCTTGCTTGTGTTCTCAAAGATGACAGGAGTAAAGAACCCATTCTCACCTAAGATAAAATATGTTGCAGGCAAACCTTATGAGGTTATAAAGCATGAGATAGACACTGTTGACATTATTAAGACCAAAGTCATTACTAAGCAAGGTAAAGATATCTACCACGATACGACAATCTTCGTACAAGTTTCAATGAATGTAGACACATTAGAAATTATTAAAATGTATTTCGCTAAGAACGTATACAAGGACACCTTACGTCTACCAGATAGCTTAGGATACGTTGTACTGTTAGATACTATTAGTAAGAACACAATTGAGTCTAGAATGTTTACAGCTAATGTAAAGCAAAGAACAATCAAGGAGACTACAATTGTAAAGGAATTACCTAAGACTAAGCTGTTTTGGGGTGTAGGAGCTTCATTTGACAAGGTTAACTTTGTAAATAACATACAGGTTAACTTACTATTGAATACCAAATGTGATAAAATATATAACGTAGGAGCTGGTGTTGACATCAATAAGACACCATTTGTTAACGCATCTATTTACTGGAAAATAAAATAAACATGAAAGAATTTTTACTTAGAATGTTCAGCGATAAGTCTGACGTAAATCAAAAGGCTGTATTAGGGTTTGTATCATTTCTGTTAATGGCTATCTATGCTATCACAGATGTAGTTACAGGTGCAATGGGTATTGCATTTGTTATTGAACCTATCGTATTTAACGGCCTTATGTATACAGCACTAACTATGTGTGGTATCACTGGCGTAGAAGCTGTATTTGGTAATAAAAATATAAAGGAAAAGTAAAATGAATTTAGATAAATTGAAGGGTCATATACCTGATTCTGTTATCAAACAGATTCCTGAAGTGTCTCAAAAGTTTGGTGTTAATACACCAATACGTTTAGCACATTTTTTAGCTCAAACAGGACACGAGAGTGGAGGCTTTAGAGTTACTACAGAAAACTTAAACTATAGTGCTAAAGGTCTTGTAGGTATATTTAAAAAGTATTTCACTCCTGAGAGTGCTGCTGAATATCAGCGTAAGCCTGAGAAGATTGCTAACATTGTATATGCAAACAGAATGGGTAATGGCAATCAAGCTAGTGGAGATGGATTTAAGTTTCGTGGAAGAGGTTATATTCAATTAACAGGTAAGACTAACTACCAAGCATTTGATAAGACTGTTGAAGATAACATTGAAGCAAATCCTGATTTAGTAGCTACAAAGTACCCACTTTTATCTGCTGCATGGTTTTGGTCTAAGACTGGATTGAATGCAGTTGCTGACCAAGGAGCAACAGACGAGGTTGTAACAAAGGTTACTAAGAAAGTAAATGGTGGAACTATTGGATTGGCTGACAGAATAAAACACTTTAAAGAATATCATCAACTGTTATCATAATGCCAAAAGCTATATCTCTTTTAATTGCGTTTATATTTGTATCAATTACATTAGTTATTATATCTTTTAAGCAAGAGACGGATAAACTAAATGCTGTTATTAGAAAAGATAAAGTCTTAATAGATTCACTTAAAGGGGAATTAGATATAGAAATATTTGAGAAAGGTAGATACATAAGCATAGTTGAACAAGTATCTGAAGTTAATTGTAAAGAAGTAAAAGAAATAATACATGGCACAGAGTAACGTACCACAGCCTGGAAGTATAGCTATACAATCAGTATCTTTGGATGACCTTAAAAATATAGTTAAAAATGGCTAGAAATAGAAATGCTGGTAAGCATCCTAGTTACCTTAAATTAAATTGGAGTCCTAGCTCAATCGCTAGAAAGCGTGCATACGATAAGAAATATAATGCATCCAAGGAGAAGATTAACTATAGAGCTGAATTAAATCAAGCAAACAGAGATGCTGGTACTTATGGTAATGGCGACAATAAAGATATGAGCCATACTAAAAAAGGCAAGATGGTTAAAGAGCATCAGTCTAAGAACAGAGGCCGTAATGGACAGAATGGAAAGTCTACTAAAAAATAATATATATTTGCACAATAATTAATATAATAGATGGAACACTTTAAAATTTCAGATGAGGTTGGGGTTTCAAGCACACTAGGTGCTATCGCTTTAAATTTAATGACAATTTTTAATCTGTCTAATATAAATATGATTTTAACCTTGATAATCTCTGGATTATCTATTACATATTTATGTATTAATATCTATCTTAAGCTAAAAGAGCTTAAAAAATCAAAATAGAATCTTTACTTTCTATCGTACTTATATATTATTTTTCTAATCTGTTTAGTAAGTTCATCTACTATTGCTTGATGCTTATCTTTTTCCTTTATTAGTTCAGCGAGCTTCTTATCATCTGACTCGTTTATTTTTACTACCTTCATAATACAATTTGTTTCTATGATAATAAGACTACATAAGATTGATGAGACAGCTTCATATCTAGACTTTGACGTGCTGTTTCTTTGTATCAAAAGAGACCCTCAAGAGCTACTCATGAATGAATATATAGACGACTTCATAACACACGACAATGGTGTTTATGCGCCTAATGATGACCCATTCTTATTGTCTTATATCTACGCTAATTAAAATAGATGCGTAAATCTAGCTATCTGTCCGTGCATCTTATGGTGTAAGAATCCTTCAATAGCTTTTGGTGAATGAACATAACCATTTCGGTGATGCCAACTATCTGCTCCGCTAGGACTTCTTAATGATTCAATGGTTACGCCCATAATATCTCTAGAACGCTTGTGATGAATATGGTGTGTGTAGAAGTATTTATGGTCTGATATACTCCACTCTTGCTTTGCTTCATGCGCCATTAACAATGGTAAATCATTCTCTTTAGCTCCGTCTCCATGCGTTGTACCTATAAGGTTATTATGGTAGTGAAAATACTTTCTATGGGCAGGAGAGCAGTTAAAACTTACGTGTTGGTCATTGTGAAACCAAGACTGAATGCTGTCTGCTAAAAAGAATCCATTAGTATAATCGTGGTTAGATGGGTCATACTGAACATGAACATCAGCAATCTCTCTCAATACCTCAATCATTTCAACGTGTAACTTTCTAGCAATCAAGAAGTTAGCATACCACATACCATCAGTATCTTGTGGAGTACCGCTTGTAGTCTGCCTCTTTGGTGTATCTATGTGTAAGATATCATTACCTATGATATATAAAATCTTGTCTGTCTTGAATGCAGAAGCCTTATTTACAATGCCGTACACTCCATCCATTACACGCTTAACAGCAATAATATTATTATATTCTTCCCCTGTTTCAGTAGCCATAGCTAATTTGCCTATATGAACATCAGCAGGGTCTATAACCAACAGATGGCTGTCTAGCTTTAGATTCTCTTTATCCCTTTTTAATTTAGGATAAACAGGAGCGTACTCCTTCATCTCATTAATGATGTCAGCCTTGATATCATCATAAGAAACAGAAGCTCCTCTAACATTGATAGAGAAGTGTTCTCCCTTAAACCAATAGTGTTTTACATCTTCTACAGGTATTCCTTGTGCAATACATTCTTTTTCTAAAGCAGCGTGTTTGTTACGGATATCCTGTAAAATAATCATTTCATCAGGAGAAATACGAGGTCTAACTTCTTTTTTGCTCATGTGGTTTTGTTAATGGTTTTGCTAAACTACAACATATATTTTAATTAAGCAAATTTTTATACCTTTTCTAGCTTATACTTACTATTTATTGTAGTAAATTCAATGTTATCCTCATCAATTATATTAAAGTCTGTTATAAGGCTTGTTCTAATTAGCCTCTCCATACTGTTATACATACTGCATGTAGCTCCTGTTTCTGGTGTTTTTAGTATGCTAAAAGAGCCATCTTTATCTCTTTTGACAAATGCTACATTTTTAGACTCTATTATAGTCCCATCATTTAGCCTTGTTAATCTATATTTTATCTTATTCATATTTATCGTTTATTTTTTTTATTGGACTTGTTTTTCTACACTTGGGACATTCTATATAATTACTAGCAACTAGGCTAGAAGTATTGTTATCCCAATCTATAATATCTACATTTACTACAGCTCTCCACTTAAAGTGGCATCTCATACACTTATTTACAAATGTTTCATTTGTTCTAGTTACGGACATCATTTCTTCATGTTTTTTATCAGTTGAACAACTTCTATACATTCCTTTTGAGACTTAGGAAAGAATAATTTAGGTTGCATTTCATTGCACCATTGGAACATCTTCCATTTTAATTTATTATCATTCCTCCAAAATCCTTTTGTATCAACAACTACATTCAATCCATGTTCTGTAAAATCAAAATCAACAGTAAGTGTCATAGCCCTAATGGACTTTCCGTCATACTTAAAAGAGGGAATCAATTCATAGCACACCTGAAATTCAAATGGTATGCCGTTATTACTAAGTAGTTCATAGAAATATAATTCTAATTTAGAATCAAATTTCTCTCCATACTTATGTACTTTTTTTATTTGCTTCATTAAGACAAAGCTAATTCACTTTTGCAATATGACAAAGAAGTTCTTAATATTTCTATCTTATAATGCAATTCTTTTATCAGCAATTCCATTATATGATTGTAAAAAGAACAGTCTCCAATAGCGAATGCAAGCATTACCTTACGTTCATTTGCGCTACCTTCCTCATCCTTTAAATTCATCATTGCCTTTGTAGATAGCTTATCTGTAAGGTATTCTAACTGAGCCTTGCAGTAAACTGCAGAACCCATTATGCCTGTTATTTCAGATAGATGGTTTACTATTTCTGTAGCATTAGAGCAGTCTATTTGTTTACTTACAATAGCTTGAACTTGTGCGTACTGTTTCTTTGAATCATTGAATAGCTTCTCTTCGTGAGAGCCTTCGTTAAACTTTACGTTTATTGCTTTCATTTTGTTATTAGTTTTTGTATTGGTATTAAAAATCCTTTTGACGTATCATTGTCTCCTCCATCTTTAAGGTACATGCCATTAACATAGTATTGCCTTAGCTTTTCTTTTAGGAATGGCACAGGAAGTATAATAGCACAGCCTGTCTTCTCTATCTTGTAGACCCAATAGTCTGCATCTGTTGTAGAGATACCACTAGGCTTACCTCTTGATATGTATTCTATGAATACATTACCTGTCTCGTGGGCTATCCTATCGTACTTAACTTCTATCTTTTTGCCAGAGTTAAATAGGTTGTGAACCCAATCCTCTGCATTCTCTCCGAATGCTAGGTCATGGCTGAAACTTGATGAGTATTTCATTTTTTTGGTTTTAATCTTATAGCATACTCCTTCTCCATTAGTGGCGAATAGACCCTAGTCCTGGTGGTCAATGCCCTCTTCAGTACGTTCTGACCTACTCCAAGTTTCTGCTCTGCAAGTTTTAATGTCTTAAATTCTAAGACAGTTTTTTTTCTTAATTCTAAATCAGCTATACTAACGTCATACGCTAGTACGTTTACAGCTGAATCTATAATAAAAGCGTGTCCTTTATGCATTTAAAATCTACATTTATATTTCATTAATAATTGGTCTCTGTCAAATGGTAGCAACCCATTTATATCAACAAACTCTAAGCCTTTATTCATCCTTAATATACAAGGATTGCCTTGCCTAGTAGGAGAGCCTCCTGTTTCTTGATTACGAACTTTATCAATAGATACTTGGGTAAACATCCATTCATCTGCTGATTTAATCTTCCTATGAAGGGTAACAAAGTTATCTACTCTATTGTATAGGGCTGCACCACCTTCGGTATCAGATGCGTGTGGCATCTTCTGATTACCTTCATTATCCCTCTCTCTTTGAGAGCCTGTGGTACTATGAACAGATAAAAATATGGTAGTATTATATTTCTTAGTAAAGTTTAGCATCTCGCTATATGCTTCGTAGTCATATATATACTTATTCTTGGCTGCTGTAAGTTCCATTTTAAGTGAATTATATGGGTCAATAAATACTCCTTTCAAAGATTTATATTCCATCAATACTTTAGCATGTTCTAATATCTCTCCATACGTATACATGTTATCGGTAGATAGGATGAAGAAATGCTCATCAACAAACTTGAGTGAAACATTATGCTCAAGGTCAGACATGTCTAATACCTTCTTGCCTATAAAGAACTCCATTAGCTTCATCTTAATAGATGCAGACTGATTCTCTCCCATATACATCATCCAATTCCAATTGTAATGTATCGCAGATAGGAATATAAGCCACAAATTGACTGTCGTCTTACCAATATGGCTATGTGCCAGGGAAGCGTAAAATTCGCCTTCCTTGAGCCTTAAATGGGGGTCTAAGTCATTATATCCAAATGGTAATCCCATTGGTATCAATCCTGCCCTAAATCTGTAGATAAAATCATCATCTTTAGTATTGGATGCTAGGAAGCTAAGGTCTTCTTCTTGAACCCCTATAATTCTAACAGCCTCTCTAAGATTGGTTTCAATTTCTGAGATAGGCATTGACATTCCGTGCCTAATACCATCTTCAATAGTTTTGATAGCTAAACCGAGGTCATCTACTTGCCTCTTAGATATCTCGTGAGTAAGTATGTTAACAGCAATATCATATTCTATATTTTTTGTAGCTACATATCCACCTAATAAGTGAGCAGCCTTTAATAATGTGTGATGCTTGCTTCCATCAGGAGCTAGCCTAATCATCCTAGATGCTATATCAATCTTTCTATAATCCGTATATCCATCTCCAAATCTTAATAGATTAGGCTTTACCTCTTCTTCTTTTACGATATTATAAAATACGCTAGATGAGGTGTTGATATATATATCAGGGTCATATGAGATATATAAAACTCTTGAAGGGTTTCTAGCTGTTGGGTCTAGGCCATGTATTTCTTCTAACAGCGCCTTATAATGTTCGCTATGCTTATTACCATCTCCAATCCTAACTAATCCATGTAATCCTTTACCACTAGATGAAGTCCATAGTGCATAGATGTATGGGTTATTAATTAGTTCTTCTTTCTTCTCGTTAATGTCATCAATGTCATCAATATCAATAGGTACAAATCCGCTGTGTGATGTCAATGACTTGTCATCTCTATAGGATATATACTTTTCTCCGCTTACTGATGATGTCTTCTCAATTGGTTTTGCAAACTCTCCAGAAAATAAAACACATGGAAGTTGGCTTTTTAATGCAGGTATTTTGTAGTCTTCCTTACACCTTCTAATATTCTCAACTTGCTCCTTGTATATTCCATTTTTTATAGCCTGCAATACCTTATCTACATCTCTAAACTTAGGGTCTGTAATAGACTTTATGTTATCAAATATTGTTACTTTTTGCATAGGTATCGGGGTTAAAAAACCCCTGCAAGCTTTTATACTCACAGGGGAAAATCTAAAATATGAAAACAGAAAAAACTAGAATGGCAAGTCGTCCTCTGCTTCTTGCTGATTAACGGCAAGTTGAGGTGTGTAAACTGCAGCTTTAGGCTTTGCATATTGCTGTCCTTGTGGCTGTGCGCCTGGTGTTGGCTTCCATGTATTCAGTGTAACTGTTCCATCGTTGCCAAACTTATCAGGTGTTTGTTTCTTGCTAACATACAAACGGATACTTCCATCAGCGTTTGCATTAGCTTTTAATTCTTGGTATAATTCATCTACACTCTTGATGTAGATTCCAAATCCATACTCGCTAGATTTAACAGAGTTGAATTTGTTTAAGTAAACTTTTGCTTCTTTACTCATTGTGTTATGGTTTATTGGTTTGTAAATTTTTTTAAAAAAGCCCACCAATAAGAATAAAGGCGGGGGGTTACCTATGTCGCGTTAAACTAATTTTTTCTAGGTGTTATATCTACTGTATATCCGTACTCTGACACTAGGTCTATGACAGAGCCGATTGATACAGTCCTAGGATTACCTTGTCTATCTTTATATTTTCCACAATAGTTCACATAGAACCAATAGTTCTGTGCTTTATCTTTTTCAAGAATTGTGTCTAATACTTTAGCTAGTTTAGGATAATGCTTGGTTAGTTTTTCTTTGGTTATTCCTTTGCTTTTGGTCATATGGTTTCATTGGTCTATTGCGCCTTAGAAAACAAATCAACTGACTCTAGCTTTCCATCTGTAAATCTAGCACTGAATGTGTAGAATGTTTCATAAGGTTTGCCGTAAAATTTAATATCGCCAGTGTGATAACTCTTCTTGGTTCTTTGGTTAATCTTTATTAGTTCTATTGAAAACAGCCCATCAGGATTGTTCGTTGGTTTCATTTCGTAATCAAAGTCTTCGTAATATAGATAGCCATCATCTCCTACATAATACTCTAAGAATTCTCTGTCTAAGTCTTTTGTTTGGAACTCTAGGTCTGTTAAGTCCTCTAGTTCTTGCGCGCTTGACGTAGGAAGGAGTTTCGCGTTTATCTTTAGTTTATCGTATCTACCCATTTTATAATTAATTGGTATTGCGAATATACAATATATTTTGCGAAACTACCAAATCTAATCTGCCCAATGGGGTAAATCTATAGAAATACTACCGTGATAATGTTCATATCCTTTATGGAATTCTTGATTATCCATACAATATTTAAACCCTTCAATAAGGTCTAATGCTCTTTTTCTACCTGCATTTACATACTTATCACTTGCTAATGCAATGTATGAATTGTATGGTGCTGTTGTCTCAACAACTAAGTATTTGATTGGTTTTTCTGATACTAAATTGTATAAGCCTGCTTGGATATGGTACATTCTTTTGTAGAAATCATTGATGAGCGTTCTTGGTTCTGCATCATTGGTTGTCTTTACTTCTAGGATATAATCATCCGCTTCTCCATCAAAGAATCCCCTTACAGGAAGGCCTCCTATCTCTGCTCTCCACTCTGATTCAAAACTCTTGCATCCCATAACAGCATCAGATATCAATTGATTTTCTTTTGCATTAGCTACTAGGTCATACGCATTATTGTAATCATCAGCGCTTACAACAGTTTTGCCATTGCTTGCTTCTAGGAACTTCTCATACTCTGCCTTGCCATCTTTAGTTCTTCTATCAAGGTTAGGTGCAACCATGTAGTTCATTGCAAATTCTTCTGGCTGTAATAACAGACAGTGTACTAAGCTACCAAACTCCATTGCAGGTGTTGACTTCCTTTCTTTGTTTAGATAGGATATGTAGTGTCTTGGACTCTTAGCAAATTCTTTTAGAGAGCTGTAGCTAAGTGGTCGCTCTTGTAGGTTTTCTAGTGTTATCATTGGTTTTGTTTTATTTAAAAAGGTGTTTCTTGATGTATAACATTGTTGTAAGTATTAAAGGTATAAATACCATTACTATATAACCATATAATTCATCTTTATCTTCTTTATTCATATGTAATTATATTTTAAAAAATGAATTGTTCTCGTACAATCCTAAACGCCCTTGCTTTCTTTATTGTTATTGGAATCGTCACCATAGCATACAAATTTCAAGAAAGCTGTGTCTATTCCAGGTCAAAGGCTGTACCTCAAGGATTATCAATTACTATGGCTTTTATATCTTAAAATAAATTACCCCCTCCGTCAAATTTACCCGCAATTACTATCTTGTTGTTAAATTTTATTATTAAAAATAGATGACAGAGAGGGCAATATTTTTATTTGCCTATTATATCGGATAGTTTAGACATTGTTTGTCCTACTACTATACCTATATTGAGCTGTACTCCATTCTCTACTGCATTATACAGTGCGTTAAGTATAGACTCTAGTTCTGTCTGTATGATTTGAATCTCATCCCTTGTATCTTCTAGTAAAGACTCTAGTCTAAGTATTCTTTCTCTTAGCTGTTCTTCAACAGACTTTTGATTATTCTCTACATCAAGGTATGTTTCGTTAGATGCTTGCATATAATTTATTTAGTTAGTTTAGCTTCTACATCTTTAGATAAGATATATTTAGTCTTTAATCTTTCAATAGTAGTCTGTCCTTCTTTCATAGCCTTTTGTACTACAAAAAATATATCAGTACCTTCTACTAATTCAGGCAGCTTAACAGCTACTTTCTTTACGATAGGTGCTGCTTTCTTCTCAACTTGTGGATGCTGAACAGATGCTGTATTGCCATCGTCATCACTTTCATCTACTACTCTTACATTCAATACTCCTGTTAATGAGTATCTCTTAGCATAGCTAACAGCACTACCATAATCTTGAGCTGTATTCTTTTGAATGATGATAGGGAATATAGACGATATGTACTTGTCTTCACTATCTGCATGATATACTCTTGTCTCTACAAACAGACCACCGTCTGTCGCAATATTACATTGAGTTACCACTAATCCATGCTTAGATAATACTGGCTGTATTACATACTGTATTGCATCTAAACCTGCATACTTTGACTTAAAGAATGGGTTATCCTTACCCTTCTCTACTGCAGGACATTCCTGCTGAAACTTAGCTAATGCTGTTAATAAACTCTTCATTGGTTATTTTTTTTATTGTTTGTGAAATTACAAAATACTATACTACTATCCAAATATTTTTTACTTTATTTTTTACGGCTGTTTGACAGCCTCTTGTATGTAGTTGATTATCTGTGTTACACCCCCTCCCTACCCTCCCCCATTGCAAATGCAAAGGAAAGTGTAAGAATAAATATCGGAGGTTTAGACCTTATGCGTTTCCCATATGATGGACAGCCGTACTTAACTTCAGGCAGATATCAGTAGGTGCAGTAGCCATATTGCTTTGACTACATCAGATAGGGTGATAAAAAAGCCCACCAAAGGGAGATTTTGATGGGCATATCTTAAGAAGGGTTAGTTCTTTAAACATACCCGATAACGTATCTCCCTTACCTTATCGGATTTGCAACACAAAATTAAGTAGCTTATTTTAAACCACCAAATTTATTTTAATGTTTATGGTTACGGCTTGTGATGATAGTTAGCTTTGCCACTAAAATGCCAATCTCAAATACAATTACAGGGTCATTACAGCAATCTGTAAACCCTTCTGTACTTGAAATACCAATTAACAAAGAGTTATCTCCTGTGCCAAATAATGGAGAAGATAAGTCAAATTCTATATTCGTTATTCCTATATTCATGTTGTTTGATTTGATTGTTTAACAATAGCCTTTACTACGTCAATAGGCTTTATTTGATTCTTTTTAGCCTTTGGATTTAACTTAGCATTTAAGTCATCATAGTCTCCAAACAGCTCACATTTGGGGGTATCGCATTGATACCAGTGTCTATGGCATAGAATATTATCATTGCCTAGCACATAAAATGTCTTGCCTATCAGCCCAAATTTAGGCTGTTTAGCACACATTCTGCATTTGATTTGTACTTTAGTCATATGTTATTGATTTATTTTATTTGATATTCCATAAGATTTAAATTCTCCTACATCTCCATGCCATAATGCATGCTCCGACCTATACCTTAGTCTATAAAAAGACTTTATATACCTAGCCTCGGCTGATAATTCATTGCCCATAGATATAACCATAAGCTGTCTAGTAAGCTCTCTTATCTTATCTTCTAACAGCTCATTGGTATGCTGTAGTTTCTGATAGCTTGTCATAGGTTATAGGTTCGGTTATAGTATTCTTCAATATCCTCTCTACTTATATGTTGCACACACCCATAAGCAAAGTCTATTGTCTGCTCTTTTTCTTTTTCAAGTAATGACTGAATCTTATCTTCAATCATTCTTGGAGTGTCTAAATCCATTGGGAATGTGCTTCTAGTCCATTCCAACATCTCTTGCATTGCTGTTTTCATATGTTATTTATTTAAAGTTTTAATCCATCCATTTTCCGTGTGTTCTTAGATGCCAGAATCTATGTTTTAATACTTCAATAATTAAGGCAAAAAATGTGTCAGCTTCGTAACTACCTGCATTGCAGGTTAGTTTAAATTTTGGTTTCATATGTTATTCGTTTATAAGTTTATAGAATATGAATTTAGTTAATTCCCATATCGCTATTGTTATAATTATTTTTATCATTTATTTTTCCATTTTTAGGATTAGATAAAGTAATGCGCTATAGTTACACAGGTCAACAACAGAGTCTTGAATAGACTCATTCTGAACAGATTTGTTTGATGAAAGCAATTGCCCTAGCCTTGCGACCTTAGTGCCTATTAAGTTAAGGCAGTTGACAGCATCAGGATTGCGTACACTTTGATTGACAATCATGCCAGCTAATCTAAAATTAGACAGCACATCTTCCCCTGCGTAGTCATACCCTTTCTTGTCAAGGATATCACGCTGAATAGAAAATAAATCATCAAGCATCTTCGTCCTCAATTCTGCTGTGAGGACAGCCTTGTCGTAGCTTAGGCTTGGTTTCTCCGCTCTCGGAGGTTGAAAAATCTGTTTTAATATATTCATTTTTATTTAATTTTTTATATGGACAATGACGGCATCCGTTATCGCAACAGAATCCCCTATCTAAAAGGAACTTCTCTGTAAATACAACCATGCCGTTGTCTAAATAGTATTTAGCTTCTTCCATTCTATCATTGTTTTAATGGCTAAAGATTTCTTTTCAAATTCAGGGTCAGAGTAACACATATCGTCATGTACCTTTATGTTATGCATAACGGTAGTATGGTCTCTGCCTCCTATACTTTTACCAATTTCAAGCAATGTCCATCCAAGATACTTATACATATAATGGCAGTACATATTCCTAGCCTGAGTTATCTGTCTGAATCTATACTTACTCTGCATCTCTGCAAAAGCGATACCCATGACATCCTCAACAGCTTCTACCACCATTTGTTGTGTATATAAAGGCTTTTGTTCTTTTAGTGACTTCCTAAATTTTATAGGTATGTCAGCTCCTCTTATGCCAACATATACATAAGGACTAATTAATTCATCTAGCATTTTACATTATTTGAAAGTAACCTAATTGTTTAATATCTACAAAGTATGATTTCTTGCCAACCAAACCCATGTCATAAATGCATATCCTATATCCGTGCATTATAACTTCTTCTTTTAGTGAATAAGATTCAGGTATTGATTCTCTTTGTACAGAACCAATCATGTCGCACCTTTCCATGTATGGAATGTCTTTTAGCGTAGTCAATGCCGTGCTTAACTTGTTGATAGTTGTCATATTACATTTGGTTTATTGATGTTGTAACATTATTTCTTTTAAGTATTTGTACATCAGACTTTTCAATGGATATAAGACTAATTGTAAAATCTCCACCAAAGTCTGCTATTGTTTCAGCCATTGTCTTTAAGCCATCTCTGTAGTATTCTTTTGCATCTTCTAGACTCTTAAAGTCAAATAAGTTTTCTTCTACTTCGCCTAATTCTAATTCTAATTGGCTGATTACTTTATATTTCATTTTGTAAAGTTAAATTGTTTTTTGTTAATTTGCAAATATTATTGAATTAATTTTGCTACTCTATGTCCATAGAATCCATTCATTAATCCAGTTTTTTTACTTACAAAAGTGATATAGTTAGGTTCTAGGTCTCTTAGTTGTTCAACTATTAAAACCTCTCCTATTTTAAATACTGTAGCATCTCCTTCATCTTCTGCTAGCAAGTCTTCATTGTCAATCATTACCACCCTGTCGCCTACTTTTAATTCAGCACCATTGATATCGCTGAATACTTGAGTGCTTATGTATTCAATCTCTTGCAATACTCTCTTGACAGCATCAATATACCCATCTTTACTATCTATATCTATATTAATAGTAGCAGCAGTCATAGCACAGCTAAGATTAGGTGATACAGGAGTCTCACCCCATTTGTTTGAGAATCCTAAAGAGTATTGGCTATTTGTTCTAGGGTAGTCGGATAGGATATCTCTATCAATAATCCAATCGTTATTGTAATTAATACCCATTCTCTTTACCAATCTGATAAAGTTTCTTAGTTTCCTTGCGCTGTTACTTTTTACAGCAAAGAAGTTTGATTGTTTCATTTGTTTGTTTTTAATTTATTTTTGTGTTTTCAATTACTGAATAGTATTTATCATATAGGTCATTAAATATATCTTGAGCTTCTTCTGTATAGCTTAAACTTCCATCATCATCTTCAACCCATACTTTTATGGAGTCCATCCAATTATTCTCTAGTTCCATGTTAGCAAGCTCTGATGCCAACTCAATAATGTTAATAGTCACATTTTGCATAATTGATTTGTTTATATAGTTAAATAATCTGGTTCTCCATACAATACCACAATATCATCAGGATATTTTTCACTTAATACACTTGCCATATCTTCATTGGCATAAATAACTTCTCCTGTTTCATCTTCCCTTTCTTCTTGCAACAAGGGAGTTAGTACAGCTTTAATCTGTTCATCTGTTAAAGTAGTTAACAATAACAAATTCTCTTCTTCCCAACTATTTTGGGAAACTTCTACGATTCTAATTTTTTCAACGATTTCTTTTTTGTTCATTTGATTTTTTTTAATTGTTTATAATACTGGAAGTTCATCATGTTTACCATTCTTGTCTGAAAAGAATAGTGCGCCACCATCATTGCCTTCATCATCACAAGACAGATAGCATACAGTTCCGTCGCTTAACTTAAATACAATAGGTCTTTTGTACCATCCCATACTTTCTGCATCCTTGTGCGTCATATAGTTGACACTTACTATAGTCTTACCTAATAAGACTTGCTTTGCCCTTTTGTTCCAAAAGGTTTCTAACTCTTTCATGTCTCTAGTCATATGTTTGTTTTTTGGTTTGTTGAGCGTTATCGTATATTATTTCATCAGAACAGCTTGGACATAAGTAGCAATTATAATCATAACTAAAGTCCATATTATCAATCTCTCCCCATTCCATACATGACTCGCATTGCTCGTGAGTAGAATAGTATTCAATGTCCTTGTCATCCTTATCCTTAGCATCTTTAGGTAAGGGCGTAGTATCCCAATCATCCCAATCATAATAAGAGCCATACCTAGATGACGTAGGGTTAGGTGGTATGTATTTGTTATTGTACCCTCCGTAGTATGTAGTGTGTGATTGAACAGGTGCTGAATGAGTATATACTTCTGTCATGTCTTTGAATATAGTGCGACACATTTCAAGGCAGTTGTTTACATCTGCAAATACTATAGTCTCGTCATCCATATGTGGATTGTAATAACCGCAAGACATATTAGCTACTGATACATTGACACCTAGAGTCTTGAGTGCATATACGTCGGTAAGCATACCTGATGTTGGTTTGTAGCCGTGCTTACTAAGGATAGGTGCAACAGCTTTCTTGAAACGTTTGCTCTGTAATGGTGTACTATAGATACTATTTACAAAGTCAGCATTGCCACGTCTGTCGCATTGCAATACAAACCTTGTGTCGTTGAACCATTCTACATTAGCTTCATAGCTACCTACGCAACCTACCTCCTCGTCTTTGAAGAAGGCTACCTTGATAGCATCAAACTCTTGCAGCATTTGTAGACAGATAAAGATACCCACCTTGTCATCACCACCACAGCCAGTCGCTTGCATCCTAGCTCTATCGTAACCGATAGCAAACTCATCATTAGATATGATTGTGAAATCTTTATCGGGGATAATCTTATGCACTGTGTCAGTATGCGATACAATACAAGGATAGCTATCCGATACACCTTTGGTTACATAGATGTTGCCATTGTCATAGGTGCAATCCAATCCCAATCGTTCAATGTGTTTGATAATGAAAGCTTCCATTCTCTTTGTCTCGTATGAATACGATTGAACATTCAAGATGTTAAGCAGTAGTTCTTTCTCGTTCTGTTTCATTTTGTTTTTCTTTAAGTTGTTCTAAATAAGTTTCCTTGTTATCAAGCGCTACCCATACACCATCAATACAATCCATGTCACTATCTTTATACATTTCCCCATCAATAACACAATCGTGAGCATATTCGCTATCGCAGTAGTCTCCGTCATGTAATTCAACAGCATCATCTACGTGTATTGTTACCTCTCTTTGCGCGCAGTAAACGGTATCACTTGTTAAGAAGTAATCACTCCTATCTTCTACATATGCAATCTCATCATCATCAAGTGCGTACCAATCTCCGTCAACTCTTACACAATCTTCTCTTAGTCTAGTTTCTCCATCTAGACAATAGATACAATCAGAATCAAGATAGTATCCATCAATCCTAGACCCTTCATAATTACGATAATCTACATAGCAAGCGTCATCTTGATGAACTCTATCTCCGCTTTCAAGGGTTACATAGTCATCATCATCATCGTCGTCGTCATGCTCTTCGTAACTACCTCCTGTATCTCGTAGCGTTTTTTCTACATTGCTATCGTGTATATTGGTTAGATAGTATTTGCTTCCGTCATTACATAGATAGTAAAGCGAATCAACGAATGGATAAAAATCAAATTCTTTGTATGTAATCGTTACCTTTCTTGTCAGTTTGCTGATATCTCTAAGCTCGGAGTTGCTATACCTATCTAGTCCATGCCCATCAAATGTGTGATGATGACAGCTTTGATTAGTCTTGTGCCAATACCCATTATCCATAGCCCAATCAATCATTAGTTGTGCTACTATATCAGGCCCATATACCGTATCCATACCCTTGTCTCCGTCATCAAATTGCCATAGTAAAGCGCGACCTAGTACCTTGTTATCTTCATCTCTAGCTACTAGCATCTTGACTGCGCTTGGATTTTCAGTATAGATACCAAAGTATCTTTGACTACATTCAGTTCGCATACAAGAGTTGTGTAGGTTTGTGCCATCTCCTAGCAGCGTACTATAATTGTCTCTTAGATACGCATCTTTGATGGCTGCTCCTTCAATAATCTCTAGCCTTATATTCTTACCTTCTCCATCCTCGTCGCCCACTACGCCTAGATAAGCACGTACTTTGTTACCGAACTTCTCAAAGTCTGCATCTGTTAGGTCTGCTAGGTGCGATTCTCTGATTAGCCTACGAGCCAATTTTGCAGGCTTCATCTCTTGCCTACCATCTCTAAGCCATTTGCCTGTCTCTTCGTTTACTTTATGCTCTCTACCATTAGGCAAGAAGGACAGCATCCCTCGTCTTGTAGTTACATAGTTGCCGAAGGTATTTATAGTAAACCTCCAGGAATTTAGATAATCTGCCACCTTTGAATCGCATGATAACTTTTCAAGCATCTCATACATTGAGGCTGAAAACAGCACTCTTTCTTCTTGCATTTTATGATTTTCAGCTTGTGCGCGCATCATTGCATCTTGACGCTCTTCTGCATATGCAAGTTCTTCTTTTCGTAAGTAACTTTTGTATAGAGCATCCCAATATTCTCTACCTTGAGCTGATTCATGCCAAGTAAATGCTTGGTTGATAGCTTCACTCATATTACCTACCATTCTAGTGCGCCTGTCTTCTCTTAGTTTCAACAGGGCGCGTGTTTTGTATGGCTCGTCTAATAGGTTAAGCCATTCTACGATTGTCATTTCCATATGTTATTAGATTTTGGTTACATAATTTATTTACTCTTGTGAATGATTCTGTAAGTCCTCTTTCATTTTAACCTCTCTTGTTACTACACTATTCCAATAAGCATGACCTTGTGGAGTATCGCTCCAAGCAAATAGGAAACACATCATTTCTTGGAAATCATTTGCTTCAACATTGTGATTACCCATGTTAATCCTTTTATCTATTTCTTTTTTGATAAACTCGTAGTCGTTGCTTTGAATACTTATAGTTTCATTTAGCAATTGCATTAGTGGTTTCATATTAGGCATTTAATTGGTTTACTTTAGTTAATAATTCCTCTAGCTTTATAATATCTACGGCATCATTACCTATCTTCATGTAGCTATCTCCTTTTTCGTAGTAAGCAGTTAGCAAGTTTGATAAACAAAGCGTGATAGTTTTATTGATGCCAAGAATCTCATCAATCATTTGTTCATACGATATTAACTCATCTTCGTATCCATTAGTGCCTATCGCTTCGTAGCGACCTGTGAATCCATCCTTAAATAATTGGAATACCCACCATCTTGTATCCTCTTGAGGATATGATTCTGTGAATGATTCCTTGTACGTTGGGCATACCCAAATACCATTGCTTTCGCATAGGTCTACTAAAATTCTAAACTTTGTTGCGTCTGTGACTTTTGTTAATTTTCTCACTTGATTTGATTTTATGATTATTAAAAATTATTCTGCTGAACGTTCGTATAGGTCATTACTTAGTTCGTCTGCGTCTTTCATTATCCAATGAGTATCAGTAGACAATCCCATTTGTTTTATTATTGTAGACGCTTCTTCTATTGTAGACGCTACAATGCTGTAATTGTCGTATGAGTCAGTGAAGCTACATACATGATAGACTTTTGCCATTTGATATTTATTTGATTATTAAAATGATGATTTCATACCCTTGCATACACCATACCCTTGCCTTTGAGATGCTTTAGTTATCCTAACAGCTAACTCCATAGGAAGTATCTGTATGCTATTGCCAGTCTTGTGATTAGTGATAGGCGCACAGCCTACCTTTGCAGTCGTGCTGCAGTTTACACAATAAGAATACCCATACTTAGTTAATCTTAGTATGGGCATATCATTTGCGCATTTGGTACATTTTACTTTGTCCATAGGCTTATTATTTTAATTAGTTAGGTATTTTTCTATTCTGCCTTTTAAGGTATCTATTGACTTATTTATTTTATCAGTTTCACGCTTTAAATGTGATTCTAATTCAGCAATAGACCAATTTGCAGCATCTTCATAGCTTTCAAATTCTGCTTCCATGCACCAACCGTCTCGCTCTATTCCACTTGGCTGATATGATTTATCAGCAATAAATTTATTTATCACTGAGTAATACTTTGTGCCATCAATAACAAATCCTCCATAATCTTCAAAGTCTATTCTAGCTTTGTATATAATTTTATCCATGATTTACTTTATTTTGATTGTTAATACTATTGTTTTTAATTTCTTCAATTGCGTCATCAATCTCTTCAGTTTGAAACGCTTGAAACTTAGGTTTTCTGTCTCCGTATTTAGCTACGAATTCGTCAAAATCTAATAGGTCTCCGCCTATCATAATGTAAGCTGCCATTTTTTTAAAATTTATTTGGTTAAATAATCAATGTGTGCCTTTGCTCCTTCCAGTGTTGCCCATTCCGAGCCATCAATGGATGGTACATACTTATCCCCAATGACATATATCCAATAGCCATTGTGCCAATACTTATCTATTTTTCCCATCTCTTTATTTTTGATTGTGAGTACAGGTCATACTGATAATAGGCTGTAAACGAACCACTAAAGGTTATTAGATATAGATAGAAAAATGCGTGTGTTCCCCAATCCATAAAATAAAATACAGCCATTATCCCTATTAATGTAAGGATAGAAAAGATGATGCACGATAATAAATTTTTGTTCATTTTGTTTTGATTTTTTTAATTATAAAATATATTGCATAGTACCAAAATAGTATTAGCACTATTAGAAAGATTGAGTCCATTACTATATCCATTACATAAATTTATAAGATGAAAGTAATTTTGTAATTTGGTCATTCATCTTTACATTTTGCCATGCCACTTGTCTAGTGTTACCTAGTTGAATGTAGGTGTTGACAATTCTTTCATTTGTGTAGATACGTCTACGGATTTTCTTTTCGGTTGAATAGATTTTTTGTGCCATAAAGCTGATAGTTTTTTGTTTATAAATATTCCCTCACTATTTATGCTGACTTGGGACAGCTACAAAATGTAGTTAGTTTAGATAGGGACAAGGCATACCATTGACGGCATACCTTATCCCTCTTTATAAGTTATTTACTATTGTTAATTTTTATTTGAGTTTATTGTCTATTGATACAGACAGATTGTTTTTATGTTACTTTGTGTTATTGATTGCTACAATCATACGGCAAAATTGAACTACAAAGCAGTAAGGCTTCCGTTATACGGCATTACTCCTTACCAATGTGCAAACGGGATAGCACAATTTGAGCATTTTTTTTCTTACTTGCTAGATAAGAAACCCGACAATATTTCAAAAAACTTTGCTAGATATACTTTGCCCGAACTAATTGCCACTAACGACATATTAATTTTTTTTGCAATATATACCGAACGCTTGACATTGCTTGTTGCGTTCTAACTTTTGCCACTAACGGCAAAATAGAAAGGGAACAAATGGCCGACATTTGCGCGCGCCTATTTTCAGCGCGCTAGTTCCCTTTATAGGCCGTTTTTAGGCCTTTTTGGACTTGAAATACTTTGCCACTAGGCCTAGTATCAACCAATAAGAAAAGCTCAATTTTTTGGCCTCAAAATTGGCCTTTTGCTTTTCGCTTAAAAAAGCTAAAAATACCTTTGGACTTTTCAAGGCTTCGCATAGTTCCTCAATTGATATATTGAGTTCATATTTTTGGCCTAGCAAGGTTGCATACTTTTCGGCATTGCCTTTCAGCGCGTTTAAGTTATACGTTAAACTTTTGCGCTTTGCTTTTTCAATAGCATTTGCTTCAATTTTAGCTAGTGAAATCTCACCTAGCTTTTTGGCCTTTTTAATTTTTTCACCCGTTGCATTTTCAGGCACATTTGCAACATTTTTTGTAGTAACTAGGGCCATTCCGTTTTTACCCTTTACTAACTTGATACCATTTTTTGCGCTTGTTTTAGGCGCGTTCAAAATTGCGTTTTTCATTTTTGATAATTTTTAAATGAATGAATAAAAGAACTTTAGAAAAAAGCGGTTGCCTTAATCCTTTGCAATACTACAAAGGGTATTTTAAATAAAAAACTATTTTGCATTTTTATAACAATGTTTTAACATATTACAAAAAAATGTAATGCGAAAAAAGATGATAGTTGAACCGCGCATACGCGCGTATAATAAGGTATTTATTGATACAAAGCTGTTAATTAAATGTTAAATTTTAGTTTATTTTAGCTTGATATAATTAAAAAAATATATTGATAAGGTATTGATTATCAGTAAGTTATATATTAGAAAAAAAAAGGCAATTTTTGCAAGGTTGAACTTTCTCAAGGCCTTGCTAGTGTTTATATGTCCAAAGGATTGAGGCGCTAAAAACGGCTAAAAATGGCCTTAAAATTGATTGAGTTTATACGGCCTAGCTTGTTGATAATTACTAAATAAGTTAGTATTATTTTACTAAAAAAATTAGTAGATTGAGTTATTCATTTGTACCTAAAAAATTAGTTAGAAAGGTTTTTTGTGCAAAGGGTTTTCAGTGTTTAAACATTGATTAAAAAAATAATATATATAAATAATCGTAATATATGTTTAGTGTTTCAACATTATTGTTTAGACATTGATGTTTGAACATTGAGGTACTGGG